CGAAGAAACCAAAAAAGAAATCCAAAGTTATAGAGAGAAAGGTTATCCAGTATTATTAATGCACGACAAAGGTGGTCGCACTATAGTAGAATAATCCAAACCAAGTAATTTATAGCATTTTACTAAAGGTGCGGACTATTTATTGAAGACCACTGTAATTTTTTAGGAGAAATAAATGTCATCAACTATGTTAGACCAAGCCGTCATTGACGCCGAAGCACTTCGAGAAGCGGCGATGAAAAACGCAGAACAAGAAGTTCTCGAAAAGTATTCAGGCGAAATCAAAGAAGCCGTCACATCCCTTTTAGAACAAGAGGAAGATATGTTTGGTATGGAAGACGAGGAAGGTCTTGATGCTGAACCCGGCATAGCCGATCAAATGCCGATTGCTGCCACTGATGGCGAGAACATGTGTCCGTGCCCCGAAGAAGAAGAGCCAATGGTTCTTGATCTAGATCAGATTGTTGCTGCGGCACAAGCAGCAGAGAGCGAAGAAGAAATGGATCTTGGTGGCGATGTTGCTGCCGATGAAGAAGAACTCTTTGAGGTAAACGACGACAATCTTCTTGAGGTAATTGCCCAAGCACTGAACGAGGAAGAAGATGACGAAGAAGCTGAAAAAGATTTTGATGGCGATGGTGAGGTAGAATCGAAAAAAGCCGAATGGAAAGGCTCGCGTGATAAAGCTATTAAAAAATCTAAAGAAGAAGAAAAGAAAGACAAACCCAAAAACGAGGGTGCTGAAAAAATCGCCCCTGAAATTTTTGAGGATTCAGGAGAACAAGAAATTGATGAGAACGAAGAACTTGACGAAGAACTACTTGATGAAATCGTCGAGGCATTAGTAGTCGATATGAAGAATGTTCCTTCCGGGGATATCTTTCATACACACCCAACTATGGGACAAAACGAACGAGGTCTTGATATTGCTTTAGCGCAAGAACAAGACACAGAATTTGCAGAGGAGCAAGAACAATTGCGCCAAGCATTAAAGAAGTTGCAAGAGCAAAATAAATCTCAGAAGCTTAAATTGAATAAGCAGAAAAAAGATTTTGATAATCTTAAGAGTATTGCACTAAAGGCAACAAAGAAGTTAGAAGAAGTTAATTTTTCTAACGCAAAATTAATCTACACGAATCGCATCCTGAAAAGCGACTCCTTGAATGAGCGACAAAAAGAAAAACTTGTCGAAGCAATTTCAAAAGTTGGTTCAGTAGAAGAAGCCAAGATTGTTTATGATACATTGAATGAAAATCTTTCGTCCAAGAGCAAAACTGCTCCGAAGACATTGAACGAAGCAGTGAATAAAAACAATCCGCTTATATTGAAATCAAATAAAGAAAAACTACCCGCTGGTCAAAATCAAGTCGATAGACTGAAACGACTTGCGGGCATTATTTAAGGAGAAAAAAAAATAATGAGTATTATTGAAAAACTAACCGAAGGAATCATTAATCGTGATCTTTCGCGTGAAGCCAATGCTCTCTTATCAAAATGGGAGAACACTGGACTTTTAGAAGGAATTGAGGGCGACCATAATAGAAATAGTATGGCATGTCTTCTAGAAAATCAAGCCAAGGAACTTCTTCGTGAAGCTTCCACAATGGCTGGTGGTGATGTTGAAGGATTTGCAGCAGTTGCATTTCCAATCGTTCGTCGTGTATTCGGCGGATTGGTAGCGAATGAGCTTGTCTCGGTTCAGCCTATGAGCTTGCCGAGTGGTCTTATTTTCTTCCTCGACTTTACAACTGCAAATACTAAACTCGGCTATGAAGCTTGTGACTCTATCTATGGTGGTGGTGTCGTTGGTGCCGAGCTTATCAATGGTGTAAACCTCAGTGGTGTCTCGGAATCCGGCGAAGACAGTTTCTATAACCTTAACAATGGTTATGGTGCAACGACTGGTTCGGTTGCTATTACTGTTTCTACAGTGGCGAGACGCGATCAAGCGGGAGGCTGGACTGCTGGTACTGATGGAGATCGTTCTGACGATGGAGATCGACTGATACGATTTGACCCAGACCTTTCTGGATCTTCTCTTGCGGTTGGACTTATCAGCTTTGCAACCTTGACCGCCGCACAATTTAACGTTCAAGATGATGTTTCCATTGTTTTGACTGCCGGGGGAACTCCTCTTAATACTGATGGTGGTAATCTGCAAATTCGTCGATTAACTTCACCAGATTTTGCAGATCCAGCGGGCGCTCCACCAGTCAACCTTTTGGTTGTCTGCTCTGGCTCCACTGGTCCGCTTGCGGACGCGGCTTTAAAGACTATTAATAGTACATCCTTTGTCATTAATGATAACTTCCAACAAGTCGCTGGCGTTCCTGGTGCCATTGTTGGTGCTCCTGAATGGGATTTGGAAGGTCTAGGGAACAATAACCCTTGTGCTGATGATAACTCTGGTTCTGCGATTGCTGAAATCGACATCAAGGTTGATAGTGTTTCTATCACCGCGATGACTAAAAAGCTTCGTGCTAAATGGACACCAGAACTACAGCAGGACATCAATGCTTATCATAATTTGGATGCTGAAGTTGAGCTTACCTCGATTTTGTCTGAAGCGATTGCTCTTGAAATTGATCAAGAAATCCTTGAAGACCTTATCAAAGGCGCGACTGCTTCTACCTTCTATTGGTCACGACGCCCCGGACGCTTTGTAAATCGCGACACGGGTGCAGTTGCAGCCGGTGGAGCATTCACGGGTACTGTTTCAGAATGGTATGAGACTTTGCTTGAGACTGTCAATGACGTTTCAGCACAGATTCATCGTAAGACGCTTCGCGGTGGAGCTAACTTTATTGTTACTTCTCCTGAAGTTGCGAACATTCTTGAATTTACCAACGGCTTCCGTGCTGACACAACCGCAGATGAAAATCGCGGAACTGCTGGTGCCGTGAAGACGGGCTCGATTAGCAAGAAATGGGATGTGTATGTTGATCCATACTTCCCACGCAATCTCTTGCTAGTTGGTCGCAAAGGAAGCGGATTCCTTGAATCTGGATATGTTTACGCGCCTTATGTGCCACTGCAAACAACTCCGACCATCTTTGACCCCGAGAACTTTACGCCACGAAAGGGTGTAATGACTCGATATGGCAAGCACATGGTCAGACCTGATATGTATGGTCTTGTTGTTGTAGAAGATCTCTTCGGCTAATATTTATTAGTTAGGAGATTATCTCAAAGTTTGAAATGCTCCCCCTTTCTTTTTGAGAGGCGGGAGCATTTCTTTTTGTTTTCTATTAACAAATTACTATTTACCATACAGGAGATATATAGTTTATGGCCCTTCCAATACTAACCCCTAAAAGTCAAATGAGCAAGGTTATATTGCCCAGTACGGGTAATGCGACGGATGTTACAACCGACAATTTGCCTTATGGTGTTTATCTGGACACCCCTGATTTTATTTCCGGTGCAGTGGATCAAGTTGCCTTTACATATAAAATGTTAGGTGGAGATGTATTAGACATTGAATTGATGCCGGGAAATGTTTATACCTCTTATGAATTAGCTGTTTTAGAATATTCTTCAATCATCAATTCACATCAAGCTGAGAATGTTTTATCTGATTTTCTTGGTGCAACTACTGGAACTTTTGATCAAGATGGTGAGTTGAAAGCAGGTCCACTTTCTGAAAGTCTTGATGGAACGTCTGTTGCCTTAAAGTTCCCTAAATTAGACTTTACTTATGCAGAACGCATTGGTAATGGTCTAGCCCAAGCCGCAGGGTTTGGCGATAATGTTCGTATGTATTCGGCATCTTTTGCAGTGACGGGAGGAGTCCAGGACTATAACCTTCAGCAAATTGTTGCAGACTCACAAGCTGGAAATGTCTGGAATAATCTGGTTCAAAATAAGAAAGTAAGAATCGAACGAGTTTATTATAAATCCCCCGCTGCGATGTGGCGATTCTTTGGATACATGAATATTGGCGGCGGAGTTTATGGAAATTTAAGTTCTTATGGAATGTATGCCGACGACTCCACTTTCGAGATTGTTCCCGCATGGCAGAACAAATTACAAGCACAAGAATTTGAAACAAATCTTTATACACGCGCAAGTCATTATTCTTATGAGCTACGAGACAATTATTTAAAAATATACCCACCACCCGGCAAACCCAATTGTGGCTCCACTCCTCGCAGAATGTGGTTTAACTTTAGCATCCCGCAAGACACATGGACGGAAGATCCCAACGCTAAAGTTGGTGTGGACGGTATCAACAATATGAACACCCTTCCGTTTTCCAACTTGCCCTATAACAGTATCAATAGCATAGGTAAACAATGGATTAGAAAATATGCCCTTGCTATAGCGAAAGAAATGCTTGGTCAAATAAGAGGCAAGTTTGCAACCATTCCAATTCCAGGCAACGATATAACCTTAAATGCTTCGGAGCTTTTGTCCCAAGCGAAAGAAGAACAACAAGCACTCAAAGAAGAACTAAAGGCTCAATTAGAGAAACTAACTTATGGTGCGCTCATTAAGGGTGATGCTGAAATGGCAGCGGACGCAGAAGCAGTAATGACTCATGTCCCAATGGGGATTTATACAGGGTAAATAAATGGCTGATGAAAAAGATAAATGGTCACGGCCGGATGCACCACCACCACCGCTGTTCCTTGGGCGACCAGAAAGAGATTTAGTCAAACAAGTCAATGATGAACTCATTGAACGGGTCATTGGTCAAACTATCGTGTATTATCCCATTAGCATGGAGTACACAAATTTTCATCCTCTTTATAATGAAGCTATAGAAAAAACTTTCTTGCCCCCAATTCGAGTAATGGCACTTATTGATTGGAATGGATCAGAAACAACTTCAGTGGACTATGGCGTTGATCGACAGTCTACTATTCAAATTCATTTTCACAAAAGAAGATTGACCGAGGATCAAAATCTTTATGTGCAAGAGGGGGATTTTGTATTATATGGTGGAATTCTATATGAAATAGTAACACTTGGTCAACCACGCGCCCTTTTTGGACAAATACCTTATAAGGTTGAGATTTCAGCCATGTGCATCCAAGCAAGATCAGGAGTGTTTAACGCAAAATAAAAATGGATACCTATGACATAAAACCAGAACTCCCCTTCAAGCCTTCATCATTGGAGACAATAGATTTTGCTCTTTTTGAATGGCTCAACGAAGTGATGGATGTTCACTGTACGACTAATGAGGGTTGGAAAAAAGTTCCTGTGATTTGGGTTCTCGGTGAAAGATCGGGACAGCGATCAGAGAGAATAAGAACAAAATCTGGTTTGGTTTCGTTTCCACTTATAACCATTGAAAGAAAATCAGTGGCTAAAGACCCTGGTTTTAAGGGGGTCTACTATGGGAACATTGATCCCATCGGAAATCCTAAAGGCGGCTCCATTACAATTGCCCGTCGCATTAAAGGCGACAAAACACAAAACTTTCTCAACGCATCTTCAGCAAAGCAGTTTGGTGTCAATGGAGTGGTGAAGCCAACTGGTGGACAGCAAAATTTTCCTAGTGATGCTAAGAATAAAAAGGTTGTCTATGAGACGTTGACTATTCCTATGCCAGTTTATCTCACAATGATGTATACGGTAACAATCCAAGCAGAGTATCAACAACAAATGAATGAGATACTGGAACCATTTGCCTCAAATCCAGGTGGAATAAATTATTTTATTGCTAAAAAAGATGGCTATAATTATGAGTGCTTTATTGATGCAGACTTTGGAACACAGAACAATGTTTCAAATCTTGCCGAAGATCGACGACAATATATTTCGGCAGTCAATATAAAAACTTTAGGATATATTATTGGTTCGGGAAAAAATCAAGAAACACCCAAGATCGCCATTCGCGAAAATGCCGTAGATCTTCAGACCCCAAGAGAGAGAGTTATTTTCGGTGATGTCCCACCGTGGCTCAATGGAAAGTATAGACAATAACATTTCCTGTGCGATTCGTTGCCCTACTTACTATTTATTAGAGATTAAAAAGTATTTATTCATACAAGGAGAAAACCATAAATGCCCATCAATAAATTTAAATTCGTATCACCAGGAGTTCAAGTAGCAGAGATAGATAATTCTCAACTCCCAAATGAAGGTGTAGGAAGCGGTCCAGTTATCATCGGACGCGCACAACGAGGTCCAGCGATGCGACCCGTCCTGGTCAATTCTTTTTCTGACTTTGTAAGCACCTTCGGGATGCCTTGGCCCGGAAAAGATACCAATGATATTTGGAGAAACGGAAATCAGATGGCTCCTTCATATGGTGTGTATGCGGCTCAAGCCTATTTGCGAAGTAGCTCTCCTTTGACTTTTGTTCGCTTATTGGGTGAAGAAAATGCTGGTGCTGGCGCAACTCAAGCACTAGGCGCGGCTGGATGGAAAATCGGTGACGATTCCACCGATATAACTGCCGGTGGTAATTATGGATTGTTTCTTTTTGAGACATCTTCCGCCTCCCCTACAACCGGAACCCTGGCGGCTGTTTTTTATTGTACTGGCTCTACTGTTATTCTTCGCGGCGACGGCATCGGCGGGACAAATACAAGCGGAACATGCGGTCTTATTAGAACCCGTGGAACAAGCTTTGAACTCCAAGCCCAAATTGTAGATAGTGCAGGAGCCGATGGTGTTCTTGATACTATCAACTTTAACTTTGATCCTAACTCGCAGAAATATATTCGAAATGTCTTCAACACAAATCCTACGACTACAAATTCTAGAATTTCTGCTGTCAAGGGAAGTGAAGCCACATATTTCTTGGGCGAGACATACGATGGGATGGTTTCTAGACTCAACCCAATGGGTGATGGAATTTCCCAATGCGCGATGATTGTCCGCTTGGCAAACCTAGACGCAGATGCCCCTAGCCAAAATACTCAATTGAGAGGCGCAAATCCTGCCGAGACTGGTTGGATTCTTTCACAATATTTGGGCGATAACGCCTCTTTCGAACCACAGAATACCAACAAGGTACAGCGGCTCTTTAAGATAAAAAGCCTGAACGCTGGTGCTTGGGAAAGTCAAAACTTTAAAATTTCGATTTCTGATGTTGCTGCGCCGACATCACTAGCCGACCCTTATGGAACATTTACAGTTGAGGTGCGTAAAGCAGACGACAACGATAACGCGCCACAATTTGTGGAACGGTTTGCTCCTTGTAATCTAAATCCCACTTCGCCCAACTATGTTGCGCGGAAGATTGGTGATAGATATACGATTTGGGATTCTACAAATTCTCGCTACAGAGAATATGGAACCTATACCAATAACTCAAGTTATGTCTATGTGGAGATGGCTGAGAATGTGACCAACGCGATGATAAACGAAGCATTGATTCCATTTGGTTTTGATGCTCCACCCACTTGGGATCGGTGGACATTCAACTCAGGCACCTTACAGGGTGCAATCACTAGCCAAAACGCTTATGCGGTCGGCGGCCCTACGATTTCTAAAAGACTCGGAAGTTTGGGCGGTGGCGCAATTTGGACGGACGGTTTAGATGGCTTCACTGGATCAATACATTATCCGCAGATTCAATTCCGTTCCACAAGCAAGCAAGGTTCACCGGCAAGTCCTGGTGACGCTTACTTTGGATATACCACGGGTCGCTCTGGTTCTTATAATACTTATGATGAATCGAACATTGATGTAGTGCGCCCTTTCCCAAGTGATATTGACGCATATGGAGATACAACCACATATCAAACAGCTAGTTTGCTGTACGATGGCAACTTTGTTCCAAACGTATTTACTTTGGATGAGCTAGAGTGGCTTGACGCAACGGAGACTAACGCAAAGTGGGAACCAGGATGTCATGTGGCTGGAACAGCAATTTCTACACTTCCCGACAAGTCCTGGCAAACTGTTTTGACTGAAGGCTTTGATCGCTTCACTCTACCGTTCTTCGGTGGGTTTGATGGCGAAAATATTGTGGAGTCAAATCCTTTCAATTCGCAAGTGTGTATTGATAACGCAGATGCAGAAACAAATTATGCTTACAACTCTGTGAAAATGGCTATTGATTCAGCCGCAGACCCAGAGTTGGTTGACTCCAACTTGATGGCTGTCCCTGGCAATTATTGCCCTGGATTGACTTCACACTTGTTGAGCACCTGCGAAGGTCGTGCTGATAGCTTGGCGGTATTCGAGTTAGAGGGCGGTTATGTTCCAGAGGAATGTGACCTACCAACAATCACGAATGGTGTTCCACAAAATCGTGGCTCAATCACAGCGACAATCAAGGCACTAAAAGCGCGAGGAATAAACTCAAGTTATGGGGCAACCTATTATCCTTGGGTACAGTTGAGAGATGAACAATCTTCCCAACTATTTTATGCTCCGCCTTCGATTGCGGCAATTGGAACATATTCTAGCGCACAGCAAACCTCTGAAATTTGGTTTGCACCAGCGGGCTTCACAAGAGGTGGGCTGACTGATGGTGATGCTGGGCTTCCAGTGGTGGGTCTGACAGAGCGTCTAAACTCTAGTGACCGAGATACTTTGTATGAAGCAAACATCAATCCTATTGCGACTTTCCCAGCGGAAGGAATTGTAATTTTTGGACAGAAGACGCTTCAAGTAACTCCGTCCGCTTTGGATAGAGTAAATGTACGTCGCCTGATGATTCACGTCAAGAAAGAAATTTCTAAGATGGCTGCAAGGTTATTGTTTGACCAAAATGTTTCACAAACGTGGGCAAGATTTACAGGTCAAGCAAATCCATTTTTGGAAAGCATCAAGCAACGATTGGGACTGGAAGCGTATAAGGTAGTATTAGATACAACCACTACAACCCCGGATCTCATTGATAGAAATATCATGTATGCGAAGATTTTCTTGAAACCAGCAAGGGCAATCGAGTTTATCGCAATTGACTTTGTGATTACTAACGCAGGAGCCTCATTTGAGGACTAAAACTAAATAATGATACTAATTAGAAAAGTAAGGAGAATTAGATAAATGGCAGGAACAATAGGAGGCGGAACAGATTTTTGGCAAAATCCAGCTCTAGAACCGAAACGAGGATTTAAGTTTGTTTTACGGGTAGCGGGAACCGAAACGTTTGGCATCAAACAGTTTCTTGTAAAAAAGGTAACTAAGCCAGCTTTCACCGTAACTGAAAGCGAACACAAATATTTGAACCATTCATTTTATTTTCCTGGCAAGGTTCAGTGGAACGAAGTTGCTTTCACCATTGTGGACACCCTAGGGATGGCTGATGGTACAGTAGCCATGGTCGAACTCTTTAAGCAAATGGGATATACGCTCCCTGCGAACCCGGACGGTCCTGGCCCTAATTTGGGCACGATTTCAAAAAAGAGTGCAACTGCTGCGATGGGACAGGTTGAGATTGTTCAACTTGATTCTGATGGAGACGAACGCGAAGTTTGGACATTGAACAATGCTTGGTTCAAGGATGTGAAGTTTGGCGAACTGGATTATGATAGCGAAGACATGCTAAACGTTGAGGTATCACTTCGATATGATAATGCATCGCTTCGTAGCTCCGGTGGAACCAATAGCAAAGGACTTAAAGATATTCTAGGATTCTAGAATTTTAACATAACATATGAGAGGTATATATGTCACGAAATAACGAGGAACGACTCGGTATTATAGATGAAGGACAAGCTCCGCCAATTTCGGCAACAACCAGTGGAAATAATTCCCCTTTACAATTTGTAACTCCCACAGAATTTGTGGATCTCCCAACACAGGGTAAGTTTTATCCTGAAGGGCATCCACTATTTAATCAAGACACTGTAGAAATTCGTTACATGACGGCAAAGGACGAAGATATTCTAACTTCTAAAACATTACTCAAGAAAGGTATTGCAGTAGACCGAATGTTAGCAAACATTTTGGTAGATAAAAATATTAAAGTTGAGGATTTATTTGTAGGAGATAAAAACGCTATTATTATTGCGTCTCGCATTAGCGGCTATGGTCCTGAATATAAAACAAATGTAACGTGTCCATCCTGTGGAAACACAGCAGAGAATGAGTTTGATCTAAATGCAATTCTTGAAAAAGGTTTAGCAGAGCCCTATGAAGATATAAAGATTTCACCAGATGGAACATTTAATATTACTTTGCCTAAAACAAAGGTCATCGCCCAATGTAGATTGGTGACAGGCAAAGACGAAAAGAGGCTTGAAGCAACTTCAGCCAAACGGAAGAAACATAACCTTCCAGAAAATACACTGACTGAATTAGTCAAGACTTTAATTGTTTCTCTTAACGGAGAAGCAGACCGGGCGGTGGTTGAGAGATTTATTGATCAAATGCCCGCACTAGATTCCAAGTTCCTAAGAGCGGCTTATAATAGAGTTGTTCCCAATGTTGATATGAAACATGTATATGGATGCGAATCGTGCGGCGTTGACACATCTCTTGACATGCCCTTTTCGGTCAGCTTTTTTTGGCCTAACGAATAACTATATGGAAAATGTTTATGAGCAATTCTTCATGCTTAAATATCATGGAGGTTGGTCATTCATTGAAGCATATAGTTTGCCGATTGGATTGCGTTTGTGGTTTATAAAAAGACTTCAGAAGCAATTTGAGGACGAGAAAAAGCAATACGATGCAGCCGAACGCAAAGCGAAATCCGGCTCTCGAAGATAAGAGATTGATAAAGCCTCTGCATAGTTGTTATGCGGGGGCTTTTTATTTGTTTTTTACACTATTTATTACTACATAAGGTTACGGAGGGGTTTATTATGGGCGAGCTAAACGAAGAAGAAATATCAGAAATTGTTATAGATTTATCAAAAGGAAATGAGCTTGATGAGAGTTGGCTCAAGATGATGGGATTTGGAATAAAGTCTATTCTCAAAAGTATGTTTGGCGGGGGTTCAATGCCCGTAAGCGTTAGAGGAAGCCGAAGTCAAATAAAACACTTCACCGACACAATTGGTAAAGAAAAGAAATATATGGAGCAAGCTATGAAATTTGGCTTGGATAATCCTCACACCTATCGCAGCAAGTCGCAACTCAATAAAGCGGCAACAAACTTTACACGACAAACTGGAATACCTTGGCCGTTTAAATAAAGTGTATTTGTATTTTTAATTTCATCAAAGGGGGTATTGAGTTATGGCTAACGACAACAAAGTCACACAACAAAAAGAACTAAATAGGCTCACCCTAGAGTATGAAAAACTCAAAAAGAAGGGCTTAGAGAAAGACGAAGGCACCAAAGCCCTCAAAGAAAAGATTTTATCTCTATCAGACGAGATCAATAAGTCAGCCACAGATCGACTTGAACTAGCCGAAAAAGAACTTGAGAACGCTACACAAAACCACGCGATTATGGAAAAGATCGCCCAACTGGATGGTGATCGCGAAGGTTTACAAGACACCCTTATAGCCCAACAAGAATCAATAGTAAAACTCAAAGAAGCTGAACTTATAGCTCTTGTGGAATCAGTTAAACTGGGCAAGCAAACAGAAGATCAAATAATAAATCGCAAGAAGGAACTCCAAGACGAACTTAAGTTAGAGCGCGAAAAACTAAAACTTCATCAAGATCAAGCGGAGGCATATGACGCAGTAGAAGGAAAAGTGGCAGATACCGTTTCTGGTCTTCTTGGTTCTGTGGACGCTTCCAAAGGCTTCGTCGGTCAATTACTTCTAGCCTCCGAACATACCGGGGGAATGGAAGGGGTCATATCCAACATTGGCAAAGGCTTGGCGACTGCCCTCAAACCCGCAAATGTAATGGCAGGATTATTTGCGAAAGTCAAAGAATCCTCTATGGCGGCATTCCTTAGTATGGACAACTTCCGCGCAGACCTTGCTAAAGCTGGTGCATCCCTAGAACAATATGGTGGTCTTATGGCGAACACCACCGATCAAACTGTCGCTGCCGGTGTTTCGATGAAAGACGCTCAACAATCAATCTTGGCGTTGCACTCTGGTATGTCTTCGTTCAATACAATGAACAAAGCTGATCAGCAAGTCCTAACAAATACTACAGCTATAATGAATAAGTTAGGCGTTGACGCCCAAACCAGCGCAGGTAATTTAGATATCCTCACAAAGTCAATGGGTATGAATGCGAAAGAAGCGGACAAAGCAACAAAAGAAATTGCAGCCACGGCGCAAGCCTTGGGTGTTTCACAACAAAAGATGGCTGCTGACTTTGCTTCCGCTGCCCCTGTTCTATCTGCTCACGGCGAAGCCGGTGTTCAAATATTTAGAAAACTTGCAGCCCAATCCAAAGCAACTGGAATTGAGATGGGAGCCTTACTTGGAATTGCTAATCAATTTGATACTTTTGAGGGTGCGGCTGAAGCAGCCGGAAAACTTAATGCGGTTTTAGGAACTCAACTCAATAGCATCGAACTCTTAACTGCGAGTGAAGACGAGCGTATTAAAATACTTCAACAATCTGTCGCGGCATCTGGAAAGTCGTGGGAGTCCATGAACAAATTTGAGAAACAAACGGTAGCTGCCGCTGCGGGCATCAGTGATGTCAATGAAGCTGGAAAACTTTTTGGAACCACAGCACAACAAATGGAAAACGCTGCTGGTGCTGCGGAGAAAATGGCTTTGGCGGATAAAGAATTGGCGAAGCAAGCTGCCAGCGCATCGACCGCATCAGAAAAGGTTAAGATAATTATGGAGAGATTCGCGGTGGCGATGACTCCTGTTATTAATACAGTGCATTGGTTATTGGATGTTATTATGGCAACGGATCAATTTTTTCAAGGAGCTTTTATCCCCACTATGCTCGCTCTAGTATCAATCATGTTTATTGCTTCTAAAGCCCAAGCCGCCTTTAACGTGCTGTCAGGTATCGCCATTACGCTTGATAAAATAAAATCCTTTTGGGCTGCACTCAAGACTGCTGATAGTAAAAAAGAACTCATAATGAATAAGTTGCTGAAGAAATCAACTGAAGAACTAACTGAAGCAGAAAAGAAAGCAGCAGACCAAAATAAGAAAACTCAAAACACTGGTGGGGGTTTTTTAAAGTTTCTTGCAAAGCTGGGGGCAATTCTCAAGAGAAACGCAAAAGGCTTTTTGGCTTTTGGTGCTGCGATGTTGATGGTCGGCGGAGGTATTGCCATCGCCGCTCTTGGTCTTGCGGAATTTGTTAAATCTTTCGCGGCATTGACTGGCGAACAATTGATCGCTGCAACTCTTGGTCTTTTACTATTTCTTGGCGCGATGGTAGCCATCGCCTTTTTTATGTTGAGTGGTGGTGGACCAACTGCCGTCGCAGGTATGCTTGCTTTCGGCGCGGCTTTCTTGATGATGGGTATAGGCATCGCGCTCGCAGCATATGGTCTTTCTATTATGGTTCCTCAGTTTGTTATTCTAGCGGGGATAGGCGCAAGTCTTATAACCGCAGCCCTCGCCGTGGGAATGTTGACAATTGCCTTTGGTAGTTTGGGATTATTATCTTTTGTTATGTTGCCTATTATTGATGTGCTGGCGATATTAACTTTGGGAATCCTTGCTTTGGCGATAGCACTGTCCTTTATCAAGACCGATGAATTGCGGGCTGTCGCAGACATGGCACAAGGATTAGGCTCGATCACCTTAGACAGTGCGGTTGCATTTGGTAAAGCGATGTTAGAAACTAGAGAGACTATAGTTGCGATTGCTAGAGAGCCCGACGCCGCGCAAGCTCTTACTACCATGGCACAAGCTTTCGCGCCATCCCCTGCTGGCGGTGGCGGAACCACAACGACCACCAACAATATTACAGGCACGGCCGCTAGTGCCGGTGGTGACAGCGGTAATAGAGAAATCGTATTGAAATTAAATAAGGATGTTTTTGCGAGAGCAGTTGTTAACATATTTGAAAAGGAGCAAGATTTAAATAAGTTGGGATAATTATCCAAGAAGGTTTATAATAGATTATGACAAAAGAATTATTTAAAAACGGAGATCCACAAACCAATGGACTCGCCAATCGGCTGGATCAATATATTGATATTTATCATGTACCCACTAAAAACAGTGTTAAGTTCAAAGCATATGTCACAGCCTTCAGCGATCAGTATACCTCCGATTGGAATTCAGAAACAGTGTTTGGTCGAATGGACCCTATCCAGACCTTTAAAAGCACTAGCAGAAAAATTTCATTAGGTTGGGATGTACCGGCGTCTTCCTTTGAGGAAGCAAAAGATAACATGCGTAAAGCCTCGTTGCTTCTCAAAATGTTATATCCAGAATACGAGGATGGCGACGGCGGAGCTACACTAATGAAATCTCCACCTATGTTTAAGATCAAATTTTTAAATCTTATCCAAGACTCTAGTGCTCCCGAAGCAAACAGCGGGAATGCTCAATCTGCGGGGTTGCTCGGAACAATCGCAGGATTTACTTTTGAACCAGATTTGGATATAGGATTCTTCCAGCCTACTTCTCTTGGCGGGGGGATGACCGGCGTTGATAACCACAAGCTGTTTCCAAAGACTTTAAAGTTTAGTGCTGACTTCACTGTTCTTCATCAACATAAACTAGGGTGGAAAAACTCCAACAAAGGAGCCAAAACACCACCTCCATTTGATGCGTTTCCATATGGCGTGAAATCTGGGGCAAAACCTCCCGTAAACGTTGCGCCTGGAAATCCTCCCACTACAATCAATAATGCTAATGGCTCTGTTAATGTCTTTGCAACTGACTTGGCTAACGCCCCTAACGACCAATCTTATGTTATGCGAAATGATATCGCGGCATCCAAAAAAATGGGAGATAATTCGTAATGACTTCACGATATGCTGGAACCTCAATCGGTATAAACGATCTTGAACAATATGAATTGATCCTAAAAGAAAAGGGTGTTCGATTTATAAGACAATACTTTTCACCCAATCTTATTCATCCTACCGCACAAGAGGTGAGCGAGTTAGAGCTAGTGGGACACACTTGGTCCTTGGGAGATCGATTTTACAAGTTGGCTTATAAATATTATGGTGACTCTACTTTGTGGTGGGTCATCGCGTGGTATAATCAGACACCAACAGAAGCCCAAGTTCAAATCGGAGACACACTTCAGATCCCACTGCCCTTAGATAAAATACTTAGAATGTTAGGAGTGTAGTCATGGCTGATGACGAAGAAGAAAATCCAAAGCGGTTTTCACCGCAGTGTTTTTTATTAGATTTCTATAAGAACTTTACAGCCCACAATAAAGACCAGGGCTACGAAAATTTTGTAAAAATCAATGAAGAACCCTCTGAGGTTATCAACAAGCTCCTAAATAAGAAAGATGGATTTGCTTTAAATGAACTTACAACTGCCCAAATGTCTAATTTGGTTCCCAAGATCCGTCTATATAAGTCATATGCCAACGGCACTGATAAAGAATTTTATTTTGATGATTACACCTCTATAGAAAACCTTGGGGCATCAGGCACGAAAACCACTTATAGCAAGTATCAAGATTTCAATATCAATCCATCTACTAAGCCGATAGCGGTGGGGCTCAAGAGTTTTACCTGGGAAGATCTAGGGACAAATCCAGCCAACCAAGGTTTGTCTTTTAAAGCCAGCCTGGTCTTGAGTTGTCCCTCGATGCAATCACTATTCGTTAAAAGTAGAAACGGTTTATCGTTTGATGAATTGATTTGTCCTGCTGGTCGCAAGAAGACCAAGGAAAATCCCGAATATGATAATAAGCACAATCGTATTCGTGCCGATGTGGGCTGGGTTGTGCCTTCATCATTCCATACAACACCAGAAATATGGGGCTCTAAGATCAAAGAATTAAAGTCAGCAATCGAGGCGTCACAAATAAGTTTATATCTTAATTTAACGAGCCACGAATTGTCTATCAACGAGGACGGAACCATAGAGCTTTCTATTGAGTTTATGGCATCGCTGGAAGCTGGAATGTTTTCTCCTAAATCTGATTTATTTTATTTGGGACGATCACAGAACAATGAAAATAAAAAAATTGAAGCAAAGATTAAAAGTTTAGAAGCGAACCTAAACGAAGCTAAAAAAGTAGAGAGCGAAGCGGAAACAAAATCGAAGAATACCACTTGGAATCCTTTCAGTGATGATTTCAAATTAGAATCCGCGTTCAATGCGAGCGCGGACTTGAGTGGTGCCCAGACCATTATAGAGAATACCCAAGAGAAACTTACAGAGCAAAAAGCTCTGCTTGCTGATTTAGAGCAGTCTGCTCGCCTCAAAAAATATCAAAGCCTTCTTACGGCTATCGTCAAACAAAAAAGATTTTTTTCAATCAAGCTCACCCCCAAAGAAATGGAAGCATATGGGAAACTTAATAAATTATATCAAAACAGAAGTCTTACTTCTGAGCAGTTACAAACTCAACGTCGAGAAATTATTAAAGAGCTGCGATTATTTAATCCTGACTTTAGCCCCAACCAAACAACTAGCCCACCTAGTAGTGCCACAAGTATGCAAGCAGAGTTGGCTGACGCAGCATCCCGCCCAGTCGAGCAACCATGGTATAAGACAATTGTGACCATTGATAATCGCAAAGAACAGCTTGCCGATGCAGCGGAAAATATACAGGACACCATTACCGAGGCTAAAGATCCTTCTGATCGTGTTTTCAATTATATTTATATGGGGGATCTTTTAGAAGCCGCCTTTGGGATCGTAAGGAAAAATCAAGTTGATGAGGGGGATAGAGCCGACATGATATGGCGATTCATGGTGGGGCAATTAAAAATATATGATTTCGAATCTAAAAAATATCAAAACGTTAATGTGGCTGACTTTCCCATATCGTGGGAATATTTCCAATCTTTCTTTTTAGATAAAGTTATCAAGCCCGAAAAGAAAACCTATAATATTCGTCAATTTGTGAAGGACATAATTGCCGAACTTCTAGTAGGTTCTTTATCACCACTTTGTTTTGGAAAAATGGCTCCCGAAGCCCGCACAAAAGTTAATACCCAAGTGCTGACGCTTCCCTCGTATGGTGATCCTGATCAACCATTCCCGGCCGGGGGAGTGAATAAAGTTCGAAGTGGTATCTTTAATGGTGTGGGTGGGAAAGTTAAGTGGACCGGCAACAGTGCCCAATCTAGAAATTACTTATTTGTCTACCCAGTGGGAGGAACAAATTATAAATGGAAAGGAGATTATAAAGCCGACCAAAAAAATAGCATTTTGCACTTACAGCTCGGCGCTGATCGCGGCATATTAAAAAGTGTATCCTTTAAGCGACAGGATATGCCTGGTCAACGAGAAGCCAATATTCAAAAGACAGTAGACTCAGGGGGAGCCGTAGGGAATTTATTATTCAGCAATAAATATAATGCTGATCTCACTTTATATGGGAACACTTTATTTACTAATGGAACGACGCTCTACCTTGATCCAAAGGGTCTTGGTATTGGCGGACTTAATCAACCTAATTCAATGGCACAGAGACTAGGCGTGGGTGGCTATTACAATGTCGTCAAGGTTCAAAGCTCAATTGAGTCTGGAAAATTTGAGACATCACTCACCACTATTTTGCAAGGCTTAGGTAACGAGAAAAATAAAAAAGCGGATACAATAACAGAAGATCAATCACCAAGAGACAAAGCCGCTCCCGGAATAGATAACGGAGATAAAAAAATAAGTGATCCTACAGTAAAGCCAAAACCCAAAACCCCACCCAACACGGGAATATCGAAGTATCGCTAACATAAAAATGGAAGAAATAAACAATGGCTATACCTTGGAATAAATCAGTTGCTAGTAATAAGTTTGCTTCTTACGGCTTATTTTATAATAGAGAACTCTATAAAACCCAAACATATCCCGGACAGGTTTATGATGTTCAGCCCATTGATCTATGGTATGTGAGCCAAGATTATGGCAAGGTAGATTCTCTTGGAAATCCCATCGCGGTTAATCCATCCTTCTTGTCGCAAGTTCCATCGACCAATAACGAAGAACTTTTTGTGATGAACTTTGTGGCTGATGCTTTCGCGGATTTAAGAAACTACATGGGCCAAGCAGGATTCCAGAATAGGATCGAAACAGAAGATACTGAATATTATGATCTTCAACCCCATCGTGGCTGGACTTCACTGGACATAGAATTTGATAATTATATGCAAATTGCTTACGATGCTTTTTTTGAAGGCTTTATGGCAGACAAAGCCATTGACAACAAGGTGACGAACTTTGCCTCATTCCTTAGAGTTTTTTCGGGATTCATTTCGCGCATCACTCCCAAGTTTGTATTTACAAAAACTGCGTTTATTTCTTCACGCTATGGAACTCCACTGGCTTGCGGGCTGATGCTTGATCTTGCGGTTGAACAAAACGATGATGATGCTGTCAAGTATGATAAATTTATTCAAGATAAAAATTTCACATTCTTTACTAAAGCTGCCCAACAATTTGGATTTCTTATTGACAAGAACGCGCCATGGCGAATCGTTGCGGATTTAGGATCTGTGGCTATGCAAAACTATATGCGGAATTACGGCTTGACCCTTAACAATGTTTTCCGTGTGGCTTATGCCCCAACCTACAAAACAGACATCGAGACACTAAAAGGATACTTGGTTGAATTTTATAATTCCTATGCTTCTAATCGTCCAGAAGTGAGGGTAGTAAAAGATTCGTCCAATAGACAGAACGCCCTATCCACAATGATCCACAAAAGAATTTTAGTGGATGTGGTATCGCCCATTGAGTTTAATGATCTTTATTGGCTCAAGTATTATTTATTTATTCGCGGAAAAGAAATGAACCGACCTTGGAGGCAAGTAACCTTTGACCGACTTTTTCGAACGGCAAGCCAGCTTTATAAATTTCAAAATTATAGCAAAGCACTAGCCTATATTAATCGCAGAGTGAGGAATAAAGAATTTAAATTTTTACCCTTGACTAACCCAGAAAGTGCTGGTAAGATTAACTTCGATTTTTTAAATACTGTAACGACACAGTTGTTTAGATTATTCTAAAGAGGTTGGAGTGCTTTTCGAAATAATTGATCAGAAACAAAAATGCCAAAACATATATTCGGAAAACGAAATCATTACTCAACCTGATTATGATAAATTAAGAAAGACTTGGGCATATCATTCAACCCTAAAGGGCTATGATATTAAATATGCATCCCTGTACGCTCAATCAAAAACCCTTGACGAGTGTTGCCCCGATGAATTAAAAAAAGAATGGTCCACCATTAAGAAAAAATACTCGGCTTATATTAAATCTTTCCAGACTGGTTTTTGCGAACTGGATGAGGAATGTTTTTATGATTTAGTTCCACACAGTTTTGTAATTGAATATTTTAACCTCAAGAGTCAAATAACAAAGCATGTATTGTCTACTACCCCGGAACCAGAAGACTATAATTTTTTAGTTGAGTTGTCGGAATTATTAACTGATATCCGAGATCATAAATTATTAATTGAGCCCAAGGAAATTGTTGACAAACTTCACGAAACTAAAACTAGAAGTTTTTATTCCAAGCTAAATGCGGTAAGACCATTTATTGACTACAATATGTTCGGTACGATTACTGGCCGCTTAACCACACACAAAAATTCTTTTCCTTTACTTACAATGAGTAAAGATTACCGGCGAGTGGTTAAGCCAACGAATACTTGGTTTATCGAATTGGATTTTAATGCGGCGGAGTTGCGCTGTCTTCTTGCGCTGAACGATCAAGAGCAACCACAGCAAGACATACATGATTGGCATGGATCAATTTTTAATAGGTTATCGGATCACAAGTTGAGCCGTGATGATATTAAGCGCAAAATCTTTGGATGGCTCTATGGTCCTTTGGGTGCTTCTTTGGGCATTCCCCAAGTAGAAAAACACTATGACAAAAGAAAAGTATTAAATAAATATTGGGACGGAAGCGTCGTCACCAATCCGTTTGGTCGAAAGATTATAGCCGATGAGTTCCATGCTCTCAATGCAGTTATACAAAGCACCACTTCGGATACATTCTTAAGGAGAGCAATCGCAGTAAATAAATTATTAGAAAATAAAAAGTCCTTTACAATGGGGCTCATTCACGATAGCATGGTAATTGACTTTCATCGGGAAGACAAAGATCTTATCGATGATATAATTAAAGAATTCGGTGATACGGATTTAGGAAAGTTTAAAGTGAACACCAGCCTTGGAACACACTTTGGAAATTTAAAGAGGTTTAGATGACAACTAAAAAATATAACAAACTTGTGAGAGATAAGATCCCACAGATTATTAATGATCAGGGAAAGAAATGTAAAATCTATGTAGCCGTGAATGACGACTACCAACAACGACTCAAGGACAAACTCACAGAAGAAGTTCAAGAGTTTCTTGAGGAGCCATGCGTAGAAGAACTGGCGGACATTCAGGAAGTTCTTTTATCAATTGCTGAAATAAATAAATGGGATCTTGAAGGGGCACGGATTATCAAAAACCGCAAACGCGGAGGATTTTGGAGGCGTTATGTTTTACAAGAGGTTTCGGAATGAGCAAGAAATATAAATTAGTTTATATAGAAAACGGCGAAGAAGTTACATTAGTGAGCACTGATCCAGAAGCAATAATGATTGTGCTCAACGAGAAGGTTTCCAATCATGTTGGGCGATATCGCAATAGCCCCGCGTTTGAACTGGTATCATACGGCGAAACCAAAGAGAAGTAAATGGATACAGTAATCGGACTAGGCAAAGCAGGTTGCGCCATCGCAGATAGCTTTGGTGAATATTCTCAATATAAGGCATATAAAATAGACATAGGCTTGTCGCCTAGTGCGAATACGTTTAGTTTAAAAGAGGGTCAAAACATTGAAGATTATGAAAAGAACTGCCCCGATGCGTCTAAATTTTTTGAAGGAGTGAGTGGCGATATTCTATTCGTTGTTGGTGGTGGTGGGAAATCTTCACTTGCATCACTATCGCTTTTAGAATCCCTTCGGCACTGCAACATTAGTGTGCTATATATAAAGCCCGAAGAAGATTTTTTAGCAGCCGAGGGAAAGTTAATTAATAACTTGGTCTTCAATGTTTTGCAAGAGTATGCTAGGTCTGGTATTTTTGATCGCCTCTATCTTGTGGACAATGTTTTAGTAGAAAAAGCAATACCTCCTACGTCGCTCAAGAATCACTATATTAATCTTAATGAAGCGATTGTGTCTTCATTACATATGATTAATGTATTCAATCATATCCCTTCAGTAACCGACACCTTTTCTTCTTTACCTATTGGAACCCGCATTTCTACTATTGGATTTGTGGAACCAAAAAAAAATGTAGATAAGATGTTTTTTTCTCTTGACAACGTGAGTGATCGGGTATACTATTATGCTTGTAACAAGATGAAACTGGAAACAGAAAACAATTTGTTCGGAGAGATAAAGAATTCTCTTAAGAGAAAAATGGAAGCCGATGTGCGGGTTTCATACGGAATCTTTGAAACTGATTATGATGAAGATTACATTTATTGTGTCGCGCATACTTCAGCCATTCAAGGGCAAACAAAAACAATTGGGGGGTCGGAAGATTTGCCGACCTCACCTTAAGGAGATAAAATAAAATGGCATTAGATTTAGCAAAGATGCGAGCGAAACTACAGGAATCCGAATCGGGTGGAAAGAAAAGCGATAATGCTTTTTGGCGACCAACCGAGGGGGATCAAGAGATTCGACTTGTACCAACTGAGGATGGAGATCCGTTCAAGGTTTTCCACTTTCATTATAACTTAGGTGATAATGTTCGTGGTGGTGTGTTGTGTCCCAAGCGGCAGTTTGGTGACGGTTGTCCGGTTTGTGAATTCGCTTCACAACTATGGCAAGAGGGAACTGATGAGAGCAAAAAAATGGCAAAGAGCCTTTTTGTTCGTCAGAGATTTTTCTCACCCGTAATTGTGCGTGGTGAAGAAGAAGCGGGTGTTCGCATCTGGGGTTACGGAAAGACAATTTACGAAGCGTTGCTTGGTTATGTCTTGAATCCTGATTACGGTGATATCACTGAGGTACAGACGGGAGTTGATTTTACATTGACTTACACTTTGCCGAAAACTAAGGGTGCATTTCCGCAGACCAATTTGGTTCCAAAACGCAAGTCATCTGCGCTTGCTCCTAAAGGAGAGATCAAATCTCTTTTGGATTCAATTCCTGATATTGATGCTTTGTTTGCTAAGAAAAGCACTGCTGAAGTTCAGGCGATTTTGGAATCGTATCTTGATCCTTCGGGCGGGACGATGGAAGCTGTTAGCGCCACCGCACCCTCCGGCGTTGATGATGCCATTCGGGAATTATCAGCGTAGTTAAAAAAACCTAAGTGGTTTTGAAAGCCCCGTGACTTTTTTGTTTATTGGTTTGTTCATCGAGCCACGGGGCTTTCTTTTTTGTAGGAGAGGGCATGATTATGAGCAACGGAAACTTATCATCGAAAGATATTTTAAAACTAATAAATAAAAAAGCGGGAAGAACAATTGCGTTTACTGGCGATCAAGAGAATCCGGCTGATGTAAAGGATTGGATCTCCACAGGCTCACGATGGCTCGACTCCATTACCTGTCGTGGTCAACTCGCAGGTATCCCAGTTGGTCGCTGCACCGAGATCGCTGGCTTAGAAAGTTCAGGCAAGTCTTATATGGCAGGACAAGTAGCGAGGGAAGCACAGAAGAAGAATATTAAAGTTCTCTACTTTGATTCTGAATCTACAATGAGCAAAGAGTTTTTAGAGAAACTTGGTTGCACTGTAGATGGCGAGGATAGTGTTATCATAATCCAGCCTGATGATATTGAGCAGGTATTGGAATCAATGGAAACCGTTATGGCTGGTGATCCCGACACTCGTTTCTTATTTATTATTGACTCACTCGCGATGACTCCATGTCGTGCGGATCTGGAAAAGGATTTCAATCCCCAATCTTCTATGGCACAAATGCCTCGTGTCCTATCTTTGGGTATGAAGAAATTGGTGGTGTCCTTGTCTAGAACACAATCAACCTTGTTGGTGTTGAACCAACTTAAAACAAATATCAATGTCACTAACCCAATGATGATGCTTTCACAACCTTGGTTTACTCCTGGTGGCAAGGCTATGATTTATGCCTATTCATTAAGAATATGGCTCACGGGTCTAAAAGGAAAGAAGACCTTTGTAGAAGATGAAGCAGGGTTCAGAATCGGCAGCGAAGTGAAAGCCAAGCTAGAGAAATCCAAGTTTGGAACACAGGGTCGCATCTGTAACTTTAAAATTCTATGGGGAGGCGAGGATGTTGGTATCCTCAATGATGAATCCTTGTTGACTGCGATCAAAACATCGGACAAGTTAAAGAATAGTGGAGCGTGGTTTACGCTTGATGGATACGATAAGAAATTCCAAGGCGCAACCTTCCCTAAGCTAATGCAGACCGACGAAAAGTTTGCCAAACTTGTTTATAAGATTATGGATGAAGAAGTCATTCGTAAATTTGAAACCAAGACCGGCAAGTCAGAAGACTTTTATGGTGATGATGTTGAGGGGGTAAAGCAAAATGACCATTCCTAGTTGGGCAAAATTTGTTCTCGATGACAGAACCAAGCAACGACGGATAGAGAAAACGGATGCTCTCCTTGAACATAACACGCGCAGAGTAGAGCAAGAAGTTTGGCGTGAAATGAAGGAGAAGAAAGATCTACTAAATAAGGTGAAAGAATTGTGTCCCGGCCCATTTGCGCCAAATTTATGGGACAAGCATAGTATGATCAGGCTATATTTTATGGATGGCTCCTTCCTCACTCTCAACAAACAGATGGTTTTTTCTTATAATACAGAGAACTCTGCTCTTAACGTACAAGCAGTGAGTCGTAACACGGGTCAGATGCTTAGGTTTCTAAAGAAGCATTTCCCCGATAATTTCAACAAGGTCGAAGCGCGATGGCGAATAAAATCTTAATCATTGACGCGATGAATACATTCATTCGCAACTATGTTATGAACCCTAGCATTAGTGCGACGGGATCACCCATTGGTGGAACGAAAGGTTTCTTGATGTCCTTACAAAAGACAGCACGAGAGATAAATCCAGATAAGATAATTGTTGTTTGGGATGGTGGAGGTGGCAGCGCAAAGCGCAGAACCTTGGCGAAGCAATACAAAGAAGGACGCAAGCCGCTCAATCTAAACCGAGCTTATAGCGGTATGGACGCTCTAGAAGAAACACAAAATCGTTATGATCAAATGAAGCGCACCATTGAGTACCTTAACAAGATGCCCGTCGCACAATTGATGGTAGAAGACATTGAGGCTGATGATGTGATAGGATACATTTGTCATATGCCTTCACTCAAAGAAGAAATAAAGATTATTGTGTCTATGGACAAAGATTTTTATCAACTGTGTGACGACAAGACGCTGGTGTATAAACCGATCAAGGACATCTTCTTAAACAAGAATCGAATCCTTGAGGAGTTTGATATTCATCCTAACAATTTCGCGCTTGCCCGAGCCATTGATGGTGACAAGTCTGATAACTTACCGGGCATAAAGGGAGCGGGCATGAAGACAATATCTAAAAAATTAAGTTTCTTGCGGGAAGAAAAATCTTATACTCCCGACGAGGTGTTCAAGTATTGCAGAAGTGACGAGACTGGGCTCAAATTATATAAAGATATTTTAAAGGAGAAGAAAAAGGTGGAACTAAATTATAAATTAATGCAACTTTATTCTCCCTCCATTTCTGTTAAAAATTCACTACATATAAAAGACACAGTGGAACAGTTTGTCCCTACCCTCAATAGAACCGAAGTGTTAAAAATGATGGCGACTGATGGCATACATGAATACAACTGGAATCCATTATTTCAGAAATTTAGATCGTTTCTTGCGGACCACCGAGACTATTTACTCCGTGGCACTTAATAAGACTTGACACTTTTGAACCACTCTTATAAACTTACAGAATATTCAGGAATCGAGACTTATAATGAATTTAAAAACCGACACGCCTTCTTTCTCAAAATATGGTAAATCCTTTCAGGAAAAACTAGCCTTTCTTATATTAGATGATCGCGTCTTTGCTGATCGGATGGTAGAAGTATTGGATGTTGAGTTTTTAGAATTCAAACATCTGCAAGTTTTTGTTCAAAAAATATTTAACTACAAAACAAAATATGGATCACAGCCATCCACTGAAATAATGAAGACCATTATTAGATCTCAAATAGAAGATGAGAACGAAACGCTTCAGAAGCAAATAAGAGAATATTTTGCACACGTCTTATCAGATATTACGATCTTGCGTGAGGCGGAATTTGTCAAAGACACTGCTTTGGAATTCTGCCGCAAGCAGAAGTTACGAGAGGCGATGATAAAATCATCTACACTCCTCCAAAAATGCTCTTTTGATGAGATTTCTGTACTCATAAATGATGCGTTGAAGGCTGGTGCAAATGCAGATTTTGGTTACGATTATATCAAAGATTTTGAAAAAAGATTTGAACTTAGTACCCGCGAAACAATCACGACGGGATGGGAAAAAGTAGATCAGATCACCGGGGGTGGTGGTGGTCGCAAAGAATTGGGTGTCGTAATCGCTCCTACTGGTGTGGGAAAGTCAATGGTCTTAGTTCATCTTGGCGCGACTGCCGTGAAAGCCGGAATGACCGTGGTGCATTACACGCTTGAGTTGGGTGATACTGTCATCGCTGGTCGTTATGATTCATGTATCACAGGAATTCGCTTGAACGAAGTCAAGGATCGTAAAGTGGACATCAAGAAAACTTTAGATGGTTTAGATGGAAGCTTGATTATAAAAGAGTATCCCACGAAAACAGCTACCACCAATACAATTCGCGCTCATCTGGAAAAACTTAAACAACAAGGCACTATTCCAGACATGATTATTGTTGATTATGCGGATCTGTTACGCACATTGTCTGCGCGTAAAGAAAAGAGAGAAGAACTAGAAACGATCTATGAAGACCTCCGCGCACTTATGCAAGAAAATAATTGTGTTGGGTGGACAGCTTCTCAAACTAACCGAACAGGGCTCAACCAAGAAATTATCACCATGCAAGCAATATCTGAGGCTTTCAATAAATGCTTCATCGCGGACTTTATCTTTTCTGTTTCAAGAACATCAGAGGATAAGCAAACAAATGGTGGAAGAATTTATATTGCCAAGAATAGAAATGGTGCTGACGGCTTGGTGTTCTCTATCTTTATGGACCCCGCAAATGTCGATATTAAGGTGTTGGGTAAATATGAAAATGATGCGGCATCATCACCGGCACTTTCAAATGAAGAACAAGTTAAATTTATGCTAGACAAATACAAAAAACTAATAAAGGGGACGAATTAAAAATGGACATTTCAAGCAAGATCTTATCAGACATAACTGTCTTTATGAAATATGCGAAACATATGGAGGAAAAAAATCGTAGAGAAAACTGGAAGGAACTTGTTGGAAGAAATAAAGAAATGCATCGGAAAAAATATACGATGCTTAATGGAGAAATAGATGCGGCATACAAATATGTGGAAGACAGGAAGGTTCTTCCCTCTATGCGTTCAATGCAGTTCGCGGGGAAGTCAATTGAAATTAGCCCTAACCGTATTTATAACTGTGGCTATTTGCCTGTCGATGATTGGCGAGCTTTTAGTGAAATTCTTTTTTTGCTTTTAGGCGGAACTGGTGTTGGCTTTTCAGTACAAAAACATCATGTAGAAAAGCTACCAGAGATCCGCAAGCCCCGAGAAGATCGTAAGCGCCGTTTTTTAGTTGGTGACTCTATCGAGGGATGGGCTGATGCTGTTAAAGTATTGATGCGCTCTTATTTTGAGGGAACCTCCACAATAGATTTTGACTTTAGCGATATTAGATCCAAGGGTGCAAAGCTTGTAACTTCTGGTGGCAAAGCTCCTGGTCCCGAACCGTTAAAGACTTGTATTCGTCAACTCAAGGGCATCTTAAACGAAAAGAACGACGGTGATCAATTGGAGCCGATTGAAGTCCATGATATTGTTTGCCACATCGCTGATGCAGTTCTTGCTGGTGGTATCCGAAGGGCTGCTCTTATTAGTTTGTTTTCAGCGGACGATAAAGAAATGATTTCTTGTAAGTCTGGTAGTTGGTGGGAAACAAATCCCCAACGGGCGAGAGCGAACAACAGTGCCTCTCTCGTAAGACATCGCATACGAAAGAAATTTTTTAAAGAACTATGGCAACGCATTCAGCTTTCTAACTCAGGAGAACCAGGAATTTATTTTACTAATGATAAGGATTGGGGAACTAACCCGTGCTGTGAAATCGCCTTACGACCTTTTCAGTTCTGTAACTTATGTGAAGTAAATGTTTCCGATGTAACCAGTCAAGAAGATCTAAATGAGCGAGTGCGAGCCGCATCTTTCTTGGGAACACTTCAGGCTGGATATACACAGTTTCATTATTTGAGATCTGTTTGGCAACGCACCACCGAGCGCGAAGCATTAGTTGGAGTGAGTATGACCGGCGTCGGCTCTGGCAAAGTACAGGAATTTGATCTTGAAGAAGCTGCACAAATTGCAGTAGAGGAAAACAAAAAAGTTGCCGAGTTGATTGGTATTCGATCCGCCGCAAGAGTAACCACCATCAAGCCAGCCGGAACTTCTTCTATTGTGCTTGGCTGTTCTAGTGGGATACACGCATGGCATAGTGATTATTATATTCGTCGCTTGCGTGTAGGAAAGAACGAAGATATTTATCATTACCTGTCAGCCAATCATCCAGAGTTAGTAGAGGATGAATATTTCAGACCACACGACACAGCCGTGATTTCGGTCCCTCAAAAAGCCCCCGAAGGTGCAATCTTACGTGATGAAACGGCCCTACAACTCTTGCAACGAGTGAAAGGATTTTCAGAGAAATGGATTCGTCCGGGTCACAATTCAGGAAACAATACCCATAACATTAGTGCTACAGTTTCTATCAAAGATCATGAATGGGATGAGGTGGGCGAATGGATGTGGAAGAATCGTGAATTTTATAATGGACTATCTGTTCTTCCGTTTAGCGGCGGGAACTATGTCCAGGCACCATTTGAAGACTGTGATGAGGCTACATATAATAGTATGATCGATTCATTAAAGGAGATTGACTTAACCAAGATTATAGAAGTGGATGACAATACTAATTTGTCTGGTGAAGTAGCATGTGCCGGTGGCGCATGTGAAGTTAAATTTATCTAAACACAAAAGGAAATAAAATGGCAACAATAACGATTACAGAAGAAAAGAAAAAGCGCGTAACAGATCTCATCAAATCTTATCGCGCCATCGACGGAGCAATCCAGCCCTTTCAAGATCAGCGTAAGGACTTGCGCACGGAATATATTGAAAACCAATGGCTTACTAATAATGAGATTTCATTAGTCAAAAAAGCCTATAACGCTGTGAAGACAAAGGTAGATTTAGACGACCTAGGCACTTTTATGGAAATCGTAAAGAAGGAAATGCCCGGTGTGTAAGTTCAAGCCGTTTAACAAACATTTACTTGTCCAAAAAATACCGCAGGTAAAAAAACCAGATTTGAGCCCTGTTCTGATTCCTGATGGCGCTAGCCTCGGCGAACAGGAAAGATACGGTTTAGTTAAGTTTGTCTGCGCGGCGAAAGATTGCGATTTGTTCTTAAGAGATCTTAATCCCGATCAGCCCACTTGGGCAACACAAAGAGGAACGATGGACGACGTATTTACCACCTCTGCAAAGAATAGCGGAAATGCTTCGCTGGTTGTAGATAAGTCCATGATCGAAGAAATAAAAATTGAGGATAACACGTTTAACATCATTCATCAAAATTATGTTGTCGGCGTGATTGATGAATAAGGAATAAATATGAAAAAAATAACTTTAACAGATTTAAAAAAAATGATTGCGGAGGCTACCGATGCGTTATCGGACCACGGCTCTCTAGTGCTAGAGAAGCCAACAAAACAGCAACTTAACGAAACTGCTTTATCACGAGTAAAGGATAAAATTGAGAATAAAAATGTTCCGTTTGCCATGCTGACCGCATTTCGCGGCGTAGATAAAGATTTATCACCAGCAGAACAAGATGCCCAACGCGCCCAAAATAATGACAACCAAGATATGCTCAAAGCACGTCTTAAAGCGTCTGGGTTCCCTTGGGTAGATATGCGCCGAAGCGGGTACAAAGAAGGTGGAGCAGAAGGTGAGGTGGTAGAAGAATATTCTGTTTTAGCTTATGAAGAACCGAGAGGTGATGTACCCCCAAGCGGAAAAAGTCTTTTTGACACAGCGCGGACTCTAGCGGCGGATTATGAACAAGATTCATTTCTTTATGGAGGTCCAGATCTAGACAATCCAGAAGAATATTCTATTCGCCTCTACACTAATACCGGAGAACCTATCAAAGACGTTTGGGCTGGTGGTGACAAGGGATATACAGAACTCGGTGTCGTTGAAGATGCCGAAGCCGAATATTGGTCTATGATTGATAATAAGAAAACTCAATTTAAAGAAATGTATGATAAGTGGAGTGCCTTCCGACCTAAATCAAAAACAGAAGCGATGAAAAAACAATACTATCTTAAATTGGCTGAAAGTAAAATTCGAGGTTAATGTGGAAGATAAAGAACAAGAAATGATGGAAATGTTTGAGAATAGTTTCATACAGATAACTACAGATTATTTAGATGCAAGCGCAAAGTTGGCTGAAGCCACCGCGTTGTGCGGAGATGATCCAATAAAGCAAGAAATGATTTCTTTTATTCACGATGATTTTGTAAAAATGTGTGCTCGCTCAGAAGGTATTCGTATAATGACTGAAGGTGCTTATGATGAAAACCGTGAATTCATTATGGTGGAAATGAAAGAGGTCACACTTCTTAATTTAAAGATGGCTGAACAGATCCAAAAAAAATTGGGTTCTCTGTCGATTTAGCTTGAAATGCGATATTAAAGATGATACTCTAGAGACATGATTAAGAAATTACAACAATGCTAGAAGCCTATGATCCCAAGCCAGAAAAATATGCGCTTGATTCTTTGGCTGAAGAATACTTAGATACCCTTTTAGATCCTTCGTTTCAAAGACGAGGGGGGATAGAACAAGGATCTGGCTGGTCACTTGAACAGTCAGAATTCTATATGGGGAGTTTTTTAGCAGGGCGCACTTGCAATATAATTGTTCGTGCCGATGTCAATGAGTGTTTAAGGTTTGCTCGCGAAATAGGAGATAAAGACTCGGAAGCATATTTTTTAAAAGCACAAAAGGCGGGGAAAAAATTCATCAATATTGACGGGCACAACACCTCAAGTTCGATTTATAACTTCCTACGAAAGAAGATGAAACTATGCGAACCCGGCACCAGAGTCACTAAAACATTAGATGATTTTGATCGCCACCAGCAAAAAGACATTCTCTATAAAGAGAAGATCACAGTGGTTACTTTGCGACGGATTTCATATAGGGATATGTGTCATCTTTTTCGACACCTCAATATGTCGGAAAAACTAAACAAACAAGAACATCGTCAAGCGATGCCAACATTGTTGTCGGCATTTATTCGCGATATAGCTAACGTAGGAAAGGAAGAAAATGAGTTATCGATTATTTGAAAATCTATTTGCTAGTAACGCCAAACTTGATCAGCGGCATCACGAAGAACTGGTAGCCAGGATGTGCTTGAAAATAAAGAGTAACTTTTCGAGTACCCTCAAGTGGCAAGGGCTTGACAAAATGTATGAAGAAGAAACCGATCTCGATGCTTCTGTAAAAGCGAAAGTAAAAAACATCCTTCGTGAGATGACCGCTATAGCGGCCGCAGTAGGAAAGCAAAAGAAAATGCTCACCCCAAGTCAATTTTTGGCTTTGGGTGATGTAATCGGTTATCTTGAGGAAGAATGTGGCTATGCGATATCTGACGCCCAGGGTTTTTATACTTGGTTTTTAGAGCAAGATGCCTATTTCACCACTGTATCAGACACCGTAGCAACAGGAGAAGAACAGGAGAAGGCTTACACGAATTGGATGTCGAGAGCCCAGAACGCCGTTTTTTATAATAAAATTAGGTATGTGTTTGGGGAGGCACTAAAGCTAGAGCTTCCTGATCTTGAGAAGGCTGGTATCGTAAAGCGCCGTCGCACTCATCAAGATACTTATACTTTTGAAGACAAGAAAAAGCTCTACACCCTTCAAGATGCGAGGGATCGCACTGGTGCCAACATTCCTGTGTTGGATTTATATATGGGCAAATATGAAGGTGATCATATGATATCAGTTGACGACGGCGGCCCTACCACTTTAGCCAATGGAGAACTGATGAAGAAGGAGGATAACAGAGCCAAGGGTTCCAAATCTAACGCGCCTCATTTCCCTCATCAAGTGCAGTTGCCGTTGTCAGAATAATACAACCTACATGCACTCTACCATTCGGGACATCAGCTTCAAGTATGAAAAGATTGTAATTGGCTCCTCTCTCAATGCCCTTCTTTATTCTTTTTTAAACAATGTTCCTTTTGTTTATGTAAATATAGATCCTCCCCACCGCTTTGATCATTTTAGTGCCGAGCAAGATTTATCTTTCTTTGGCTTAGAAAATAATTCCCACACTCTGGTGAGCCCAACTTCACATAAAGTTATTGGAAGCTACAAAGATATATTATGGGAAAAACTATATTTTTACTTAACTCTATCTGGACTAAACCCTGTAGCGGATAAAGCATCTTCAATTAAGGTAGGGGATAAAGAACTTAAAGTCTTTACTCACAAAGCTCGCATGGCAAAGATAAACTTTGAGGAGTTGATTATCTTTACCGACGACGGAGTTTCTGGTTTGCCAACCCCCGCACAACTTCCAGAAAAGAAATATAAAGTTTATGATTGGTTTGATGTACGAAGCGGAATGAAACATGAATACGATTATATACAAGATAACACAGAATTCGTTAGTGAAATACTTTTCTATCCCACCGATAGAGTTGACGGCAACCAAGTGTATAAAGATGCTGTATCTATTTCTTGTCTTACAGAGAAGCAACTCAACTCTTTTGATTATTCTGATATCAATGCTCGCTTCAAAACACTCAAGATGATGAAGGGTGCTGGCATTCGCGGGGCAAGGAATGGCCGCGACATGCTAAACAAAAGTCGTTATAAATATTATGCGGTAAGGATAGAGAACTCTATTCGAGAGATCCAGCCCCTCGGTAAAACACTTTACGATTCAACAGATACATTAAAATTTAATGTTGATTCGTTTGATGATATAATAAATAAAAATCCATTAGTAGAATCTTATGTCGCAAGAATATTCCAGTGAAGAAAACATCGTTAACATTAATTCGTTTCATCTTGCTGGCATTGTTCCTGTGTCCGGGCAGCGTTTGGATTATAATTTACCTTGGCACGATTGCCTTCAACCCATAGCACAAAACTTTTTAGCAGTCGAGCGAGCCGTGTTGGAATGCGCCACCGCAGGGTGCGAAACTATTTGGATTGTATGCGATTCTAAAATGCAACCACTAATAAAACACAGACTAGGAGAGATGGTTGAAGATCCTGCTTGGATTGGAAGAAAGTTTGACACCTTCCCAAGTGAAAGTAAAAAAGCAATTCCTATTTATTATGTTGAGATACACCCCAAAGATCAGAGGAAAAAAGAATCATTGGTGTGGAGCATTATCTACGGCGCAAAAGTGGCTCACAAAACTTGCTATCAATTATCTAAATGGGTAACACCAGATAAATATTATGTAGCGTTTTCTTATGGAGTGTTTCCATCACAACACATACGCAAATGGAGAGAAACAATATCCAGACCAGGAAACTTTTTGCTAACCACACCAGAAGGTAATTCAGTGATCGATAACGAATATATTGGTTTTGCATTTGATGCAAGTGAAGTGACAAGATTTTCACAATTGTTCTGGAAAAAAGCTACAGGAGAATTTGATCCTAACTCTCCACTGAGAGATGGAAAATATCCCATCAACAAACTACCGTTTGCAGAAAGACACTCAGGAAGATATTTTGATCTCAAAGATATTTTTGAAGCCATTGATACTCAAAAACCAACCACTTGGATTGAGATGGAATGGTATTATGACATAAGCACATGGGAAGGTTATTGTAAATATTTAGCCTCGGAGGAAAGAAAAAAAATGAAACGACCTAAATCAGATATGCTGAAGTACCGAACGTGGAAGAAAATTGGACTAGATGGTGAAGAATAAACTATTTATAGGGGTGAGGAGTAACAAATATGGCAAATTATAAATATCGTGACGGATTAGGAAGTGTGGGGGCTTATCAAGCAAGCAGTCGGCCGTATTTATCTTCTTCAATCAATGTACCGGCTGGTGGGGCTGTAGTTCAAATCTCTTTCCCATCTGTTACTAAATTTATAACGGTTAAAAATACAATTGATCCTACGGCAACCAATGTAAAGATGCGCGTTGGGTTTTCTGAACTGGGAATTGCTGCTTCTAATTATTTTATTCTTGAGCAAGATGAATCTTTTTCTGCGGATTGGAGAGTGAATGCTGTTTTTTTGAGAGTGGACGACGTTGCAAGCGTTTTGAACGCCACGGCTTCAGTAATTGCTGGTGAAACAAGTATCGGATCTGGTGAACTTGTTGGAAACTGGTCCGGCTCTATTGGGGTTGGATAATGCCGTTAGGTGGATTTGAACGAGACTTTAAAAAACAGACGCGCAAACCTTCAGTAGAAAAACCTAAAGATAATGATAGTCAGGAAATTTTCGACACACTAAAGAAAAGTTTTGATGAACTAAAAGAACACAACAATCAATTTAGCGAAGATCTCAAAGAACTAAAAGAGCGAGTTGGTGTCACTTCACGAGAGACAACCACTGATATCGTGACGTGTGTTGAGGAATCACTCGAACTGTCTGCCCGACCTTTAGAAAATCTAAAAGAGAAGATTGAGTGCCTTCAGGATAACCAAGCCCTTTTATCATTAGGGGCTCACCGAGCCTTAACAGAAGCAACGAATCTTCTCGATTTAAAATTCGAGGAACTTAAAGAAGCTCAAGTTGAAGTTGACTATGCGGCGATCAACAAACAGTTTAAGAAAATAGAAACAATCTTAATTCAGCATAAAACAAATATTCAATTGCTCACAAACGAATTAGAAAAAAAGAATCCTTGGGTTCCTGTGTTGATTTCTTTTACAATTGTCTTGGCTGGCATCGTTGGCTATTTGATTTAGCCAGAGACTTATTACTCCTAGATAAAGTTTTTAGTAATGTCGGCATAAATAAATGTTCCATCTGAAATTCCTGAAACAACATCAATCTCGCCAGCGCCAGTAGAAAGAACGGGAAGCGTCCCCCCGTTAGGCCATTTAAAACCATCCCAATTTACTGTATAAGGTGCGCCCGCACCCTGAGTCAAAATAAATAAATAAGAGGCACCTGCAACTGGATTGCTTCCGGTTATATCAAGGGTGGCATCTATGGTATATTTAAAAACATTATAAGAACTACAATCGGCTTCTGTATCTGTATTGATGGTTTCTGTCAATACAGTGGTGGACATCATATTTGCTTTAACAGATCCCGAAACATCCAATGTTCCTGAAACTTGGTGAACATCGTCCACATGATTGCCAATCGTGGTGCCATAACGACTAACTATGATTTCGTTTTCTCCACCGACACCAACATCTCCTGCTCGTATAATTGTGTCTCCAATGTTATTTTGAAGTTGTAGAATGTTTCCTTGAAGACCAAGCCATACACCTTTAACGGCTGTGCTTGTAACCCTGTTTGATTGCTCCCCACCTACCAATGTGTCTTCATTTTTAAATCCAATAGCGGCTAAACTATCTCGCGAGTGAACATACATTACTGCTGCCCCATTATAACCAACACCAGATGCACCTATATCATCAGAAATGATGAATGTACCAGAGATTGGCGATTCCCAATCATCACCAAAAGAACTGGTGTTTTTTGTAAATATTACAGGACCACCATTATCGACTCCACTTGCTCCTACGACTGTAAAGGGACTTGTGCCAACTGCGGTAGATCCAGATAAATTCATCGCACCAGTTAGAGCAAGTTTATTTGTAGTCCAAGTAAGATCCGCATCTCCACCAAAACTTGAGGCATCATTAAACTGAATAGAGTTTAGAGGAGTTCCAGGTGAGCCGCCACCCACCCCAGTCAAGCCAGAGCCATCACCGAGAAACGCACTGGCAGATACAGTGCCCGTAATGGTTAAGGTATCTGTGTCGGGGTTGTAATGGAATTCATTATCACCACCAAAAGTTGCACCTTGTTTGAATTGTACGGAGCCCGACGATCCTGATACACCGAAACCTCCTGGTACACTTCTTCCTTCATTAAATCCTGCCATCTAATATACTCCCATACTTTAAATAAATATTCACCCCTAAATAGTTGGAGGTGGTGGAAAAAATACCTTGACAACCTTTTATTATTCCTATATCATTGTAAATATGAATAAGTCCTCCATACCTTTTGTCGGTCTTCACGCCCATTCCACTGCTGGTTCGCCTTTCGATGCCATCGGCTACCCGCAGCAACATATGGACTTTGCCTATGAAAACGGGATGGATGCGCTTGCCCTTACGGATCATGGCAATTGTAATGGACTAGCCTATCAGGTTCTTCATGCCAAGTCAATGGAAAAAGAAGGCAAGAACTTTAAACCGATTTATGGGTGTGAGGCATATTTCATCCCCTCGATTAAAGAATGGGAAGTTCTCAACGAAGAAGCAAAAGCGGATAAGAAAAGAAAAAAAGAAAAAGCCAATACTGGGTTTGCTGTAGAAAACGAAGTGTCTTCAAAGAAAGTTAAAGACGGAATCAATCGTCGCTCTCACTTGGTTCTTCTAGCCCAAAACCAAACTGGATTAAATAATATATTCAAGTTGGTGTCTCAATCTTATAAGCCAGGAAACTTTTATCGGTTCCCAAGAATTGATTTAGAAATGCTCCGCGAACATGGCGAGGGCGTCATCGCATCTAGTGCGTGTTTAGGTGGAGTTTATGCTACAGATTATTGGAAAAATAAAGATGACGGTGATGAAAAGATACTAGAGGCTATGCGAACAACAACCGAGAATATGTTAGGTATTTTGGGAGATAGATGGTATGGTGAACTTCAGTGGTGGAGCGATCAAGACCAACACAATCTTAATCATTTTGTTATTCAGGTTGCAAAAGAATATGGAGTGGAACTCATTTCCACTTGCGACAGCCACTTTTACAATCCCGAAGTGTGGAAAGATCGTGAATTATATAAGAGACTCCACCCAGGCTTGGCGGCATTTCATGGCGACATGCCAGAATCACTAGAGCAGGTTCCTCACGAACTATATCCTAAAAACGGAGATCAAATGTGGGAATCCTATAAAAAGTATTCGTCAGAGTTGGGTGAGAAATATGATGACGATCTGATTATGGAATCTATTGAGCGAACTTATGATATAGCTCACAACAGAATTGAAAAGTTTTATCCAGACAATACAGTTAGGCTCCCATCTTTTGTTATACCCGATGGACTAGATGAAGATACCGCATTGAGTGTTGCTGCATCCAATGGCTTGCAATCGCAAACCAAACACAGTCAAGAATATCTTGATCGCCTCAAGCATGAACTAGAGGTAATCAAAGATCGCGGCTTTAGCAGATATTTTTTAACAATGAAAGCGATTGCTGACAAAGCTACAGCAACACAGTTAACGGGACCATCGCGAGGTTCAGCCGGTGGATCATTGGTTGCGTATGCTTTGGGCATTACACAAGTAGATCCTATTAAGTATGGGCTATTATTTTCTAGGTTCTTGAGAGCAGACGCAACAGATTATCCAGACATTGATTATGATGTGTCAGATCCGTTTGTGTTGAAGGAAATGTTAGTCAAGGAATGGGGCGAAGATAATGTAGTTCCGATCTCTAACTGGAACACGCTACAACTACGGTCACTCATAAAAGACATTTCTAAACTTTATAAAGTGCCCTTTCAAGAAGTCAATAAAGTTACAAGCAAAATGGTTGGCGAATCCATAGGACCAGCCAAAAGGGATCATGGTATAAAGACAGGTGTCTACGCTCCGACTTTTGATGAAGTGATGAAGTATAGCACGACGCTGCAACAATTCCTTAGAGATTATCCCGAAGTAGAAACACATGTCCGCACTCTAGTTGGACAGGTTAGATCTTGTTCGCGCCATGCCGGTGGTCTTGTAGTCGGAGAGAACTTAAATAAATATATGCCCTTGATCTATAGTGGTGGAGTAAGACAAACACCTTGGACCGAAGGACAAAACGTCAGGCATCTTGAACCAATGGGCTTTATCAAATTTGACATTCTTGGCTTGAGCACTCTTAGAATGATTGAAGATGCCATTGGCAAAGTTCTAGAGAGGCACAAAGGGATTACAGATCCCTCGTTTGTAGAGATTAAGAATTTCTATGATGAGCACTTGCATCCTGATAAACTAGACTTTGATAATCAGGATATTTATAAAAACATTTTCCATAAAGGTAAATGGGCTGGTGTCTTTCAATTCACAGAACCAGGAGCACAGGGCTTTTGTAAAAAAGCCAAGCCAACAAGTTTGGTCGATATCGCGGCGATCACTTCCATCTTTAGACCAGGACCGTTAGGCGCAAAGGTCGATAGAGATTATGTAGAGGCAAAAGAAAGTCCACAATACATAAAATATCCTCACCCAATCATACAAGAAGTGACGGAAGAAACTTATGGGTTTTTGATTTTCCAAGAGCAGATTGCTTTGCTTGCCCACCGACTGGGAAAAGACATTTCCTTGGACGAGGGTAATCTTTTACGCAAACTATTAACAAAGAAAGGAACAGGAAAAGGTGCAGAGGAAAAGACTAGAATTCATACTAAGTTCGTGGCAGGATGTTCAGAAAAGGGAATTAGCAAAAAACAAGCAGAAGACCTTTGGAACACTTTTGAGTATTTTAGTGGTTATGGTTTTAATAAGTCCCATGCTGTCGGTTATAGTATACTATCTTACCAGTGCGCTTGGCTTCTAAATTACTATCCGGCTGAATGGTGTGTGGCGTTCTTGAATAAAGAACCCGAGGGCAGAAAAGAGCGAGCCATCAATGTAGTAAAGAATTTGGGCTATGACATCCAAGAAGTTGAAATAAATACTTCAGGAAGATCGTGGGATATTTCCACAGATGGTCAACTGGTTCAGCCTCTTACTTCCATCAAAGGCCTTGGCGAAAAGGCTATGGATCAGATTTTACAGAACCGACCCTTTAAACATGTAGAGGATTTTCTATTCAACGAGAACGTCAGCTATTCTAAATTAAATAAAAAGGCTTTGGATGTTCTGGTGAGGTCCGGTGCTTGTGATTCTATTGCAGATGATCGCTTTAAACATTGTAAGCACTTATGGCTTTCAACCGTAAGTGATCGACCAAAGAACAAAAAGAGACTTGAGGATAATATAACCAAGTATTGTGGTGAGATAGATTTTACAGAAGAAGAACGAATTGAGAATGTTGTTTCTCTTACGGGAATCTTTCCGTTTGAGTTAGTTATGGACAAAAAGGTACGCGAACGAATAGAACACAACTGCGTTCCTCCCATCGCACAATTTGATAAAGACCTGGGGTTGTGTTGGCTTATCCCAAGAAGCGTAACCGTCAGGCAAACAAAGAATGGTCGGGACTTTTGGATTATAAATGTGATTGACGATACTTGTCAAAGCACGGACATTAAGTGCTGGAATGTGAGATCTGAAGACAAGGTTCATCTGAACCGACCATATATAACAAAACTAGATTATGATGACCAGTGGGGTTTTTCGACTCGCTCTGTTAAGCATAATTTTATATTAGTGGGGTAAAAAATGTTTACACAAGAAGAACACACACTAGAGGTGTATAGATTAATTATTGGATCTGATGAGGCGGAAGCTGAAGCAGAAGGAAGTATCTCCGAATACTTGCTTGAGCGCGGAGTATTTCACGCTAATAAATTAGGTCGGGAGCACAAAAAGGTTAAAGAATTTGATATAGTAAAAGATCCAATGTCAGGAGGATGGATCTTAATTTTCATGTGCGAGAGGTGTTATTTTTAATGAAGAATGAATATGAGGTGCTGATTGAAGACCTAAATCCACCAGAAGGAAATACAATCAAGATGAGACATGTCTTGAAAAGAACAATCAGGCGCACCATCAATGAACGACTGAGAAGTAAATTGGCAGAAACTCGCAAGCCCAAGGGTCTGGAAATTGATGTCCCTTCAGAGTGGACAGATATTTTACATAAAGACTCCTCCATCTTGACCGACTACGAGGAGATAGGATGGAAAGTTATGTGGTACAACACACACTCGCAAGGTCCGGGCCGAGGAGACTTGGTTCGTTCTTGGTTGAGTTTTAGAAGTGAGGCAAGTGCCTCAAAGGAAAGATAAATGATTATTGAATATACAAGATTAAGAAAGGATGTCCACCCACCAGAAAGAGCAAACCCAAGTGATGCGGGGTTGGATTTATATTTTAACCCCGAACCACAAGGATTGTTACCGAGCCCAAACCAAGACAGTGTAACGATTGAGCCTGGTAAGTGTGCAGTCTTGTCCACAGGCTATCGCTTCGGCGTACCTCATGGGTATATGCTTGAGATCAAAAACCGTTCAGGAATTGCAGCAAAGCGATCTTTGATCGTTGGCGCGTGTGTTGTTGATTCGGGATACGATGGTGAAGTGTTTGTAAATCTGCACAATATTGGAACGGAGACACAAATCATTGAACCCCAAACGAAGATTGCCCAAGCGGTAATGACTCCGGTGGTTCATTTCCGTGCGCTTGAAACTGCGAGTGGAGATCTTTACGATTGGTATCCGATTACTATTTCTGAGAGAGGAGACGGCGCATTGGGATCTACGGACAAGAAAGAAGAAAAAAGTGTCTAGTCTAAAGAAGAAACTAAAACGGAAACAAGAAAAAGAAGCCAAGAAAGATCTCCAAGAAAAAGTGGGGCTCTTTAACAAGTTAGGTGAAGAATGCTTGGTGTGCCAGAAGGACTTCGATAAAAAGAATAAAGAGATGGTAATGAGTTGGAGCGTTATTGTTAAAGAAGATACAGTTCGGCTTTACTGTCCCGAATGTTGGGACCGTGCAAACAATTTGATAAAGGAAATAAAAGATGGATATACAAACACAAAAGACGATGTTTAGCTCAAAGACTAATGAGTGGGGAACCCCGCCTGAATTCTTTGCTAAGTTAAACAAAAAATTTAAGTTTACCCTTGACCCGTGTAGCACTCCTACCACTGCTAAGTGTGAGAAGTATTATACCAGGGAAGACGATGGCCTTTCGCAGAGTTGGGAAAACGAGGTTGTCTTTGTCAACCCTCCTTATGGAGACATAAGTAAGTGGGTAAAGAAATCTTATGAGGAATCAACTCAGAACAATGCGACTGTGGTTATGCTGATCCCTTCCCGTACCGACACTAAGTATTGGCACGATTATGTGATGGAAGCAAACGCTATTTACTTTATTAAGGGTCGGCTGAAGTTCACAAACGGAAACGATAAACAAAATTCAGCCCCATTCCCTTCTGCGTTGGTTGTGTTCGATATGGGAAAATTCCGTTGGGTCAGCGGTCCTACCATCAAAACAATGGAAAGATAATGATCGAGAAGACTAAAAAGATAATCTTTACCATTCCAGCAAACGACAAAGCCAAGTTCAAGGTTCAGCTTCAGTATGATAGTCTTACCCAAGCCAAATTTTTGCGTGGAATGATAGACGGATACATCAATAGGGATGAGGACTTTATGAACTTTATAGCGAAGATGAAAGGGGATACTAAAGTTCAAAGCAAGGCGCAATTAAAGAAGGTAGAAAAGAATCTAGTAGAGATGAAACAAACTAAAAACACTTTTGCCCTGGAAGATGATGAAGTAGAAAATATTTTTGATATGCTAGAACAGGAGCACCCGGATTTATGAAATGTTATACCAAGTGCCAAAAGGAAAAGAAGTGTTGCCAGGTAAAAGAATGTCGCTTGTGGATGGATTATCCCCAGGATCTTAACTGTGTAGAAATAACAGTTCAGAAAGAAGGCAGCCTGACTTTAACAAAAATTGGAGATAGACTAAAACTAACTGCTTCCAGGGTCAAGCAGATTGAGAACAAGGCGTTAGCCAGGGTGTCAAAAACTCACCCCCAATTTCGTGAGGAGTTGAGCGACGAGGAATAAAAACAAAGTGTAAATTAAGACCCCCTCACCACTCACCAAACTAAAGATACTATAATATGGTTTTTTGTGTCTTTAGGCACTATTTATTGTATAAACCGATTAAGTTTTAAGGAGACAATCGCAAAATGGCAAAAAACAAGAAATCAAAATCTCTATTGAATGAGGCAACCGTCCGCAGGATGATGAGGCTTGCTGATATTCCCGAGTTAAGTGAATCATTCTTTGCAGAAGATTATGGCACAGGTGATGCAAAGGGAAGGACAACCAAGAAGGGTCAAAAAGACGAGCCAGGTGAAGACGGCTACAAGAAAGACGCATACGGCACACCAGGCAAGGGTGAAGAAGACAAGCCAGAAAAAGGTCCAAAAGCAAAATCTCCTGGTTACAGACCAAAGGCAGACGGACAAGAATCAAGTACAAACGAAAATCTTTTTGCGGAAGACGAACACGAAGAAGAAGAAATTGATGCTATGGGAGATGAGCTTGGCGCAGAAGATGACATCGCAGACGAAGAAGGCGCAGAACTTGATGCGGAAGCATCAGGAGGCGATGCCGAAATTACTCCCGAAGCTGCACAAGCAATTGTCGATCTCGCAGCACAACTAGAAGCAAGTGGCGCACTCGAAGGTGGTGAAGAAGTTGTTGACGCCGAAGCTGAAGTTGAAATGAGTGATGTTGGTGGCGAAGAAGAAGTTGAAATCGAAGGCGAAGAAGAAATTGAGGAGCTAGAAGAAGCACTCGCCAAACTTGGCATTGAAGTTATTGACGATAAGAAGCTCAACGAAGCAGTTCGCAAACGAGTTATCGCACGACTCCGCAAAGAAAAACGAGCGCGACTGCAAGAGGCGAAAATTAATAAAATTGCCGACCGTATTTTTGCCCGATTACAAAAGAAGTAGAGCTTACAATCCGAACGGCTTATGCCTGAAAAAATAGCCATATTTTCTGCGGGCTTTCACATTGGGATACTTTTATCTCTCACAATAATTTTACTTTTACTGAGTGATTGTGTATAATAATAACTAATGGAAGACGCAAACTTCGCCTTGTTGGTTATTGGTTTTTTTATTGGTTACATTATCAAATCATTTTTGACTTTCCGTTCTGGATGGTCCGCAACCGCACACCTAGTTCGCAAGGTTGGTGATCAGTGCCTCAAACTTATGGGCACCATCGTCTATAAAGTTTCTTTTATGGATCAACTATATCAGCGATCAATTGCCTTGACATTAGATTCAGAACTTGCTAAACTTAAACGTAATGAGTTAGACAACGAGTTTGATGATTGGAAAAAAGAAACCATACAACTTTTTAAGGAACACTATCCCGAAGACTACAAGTGGCAACTTGAAGTTTTTGATTGGAAAAGCGCCATGAGAGTTTTGACTGATATTTATCAAGAAGACAGACACAAGGAAGCAAATAATGACGACCAATGAAGAAGCACCTGGCGAAGCCGAAGACACTGAAGACAAGGATGAACCCCAAGTATTAATGTTTCCCGATTTGGGCGGAGACTCTTACTTAAGATCGTTCGCCATCTATGGAGAGATTAACGAAGATCAAGGGAGAGAGGCAATTCAAGCCCTTCAAATTTTGCATGATAAAATCTGCGATGAGCAATCCAAAAAGGAAAATCCTGATGAACCTTGCGATCCTATTGAGCTTCTTGTTTCCACCGAGGGTGGCCACGTTCAGGACATGTTTGCTATCTATGATTGTATGCGATTGGTTAGAAGGGATTGCGACATAGAAACATTTGGCGTAGGAAAGATTATGTCTGCTGGTATTTTACTTTTAGCAGGGGGAACACCCGGCAAACGCAAGGTTGGAAAGAATTGTAGGCTGATGATGCACTCCGTTCAAGGTGGTCACTTTGGTTCTATCAAAGAACTAGAAACAGATATTCGCGAAGTACGATGGTATCAGCAACAACTAACAAGCGCACTCCTTGAGGAAACAAAACTAAGCCTCAAGGAACTTAAAGCAATATTCAGAAAAAAGACAGACACATACTTTAATGCGGAGCAAGCTGTAAAGTGGGGCATAGCTGATGAAGTGGTATGAGCCAATTTGTTCTCTATTTAAGAACGGCTCAGTTGATTTAGATTCAGTCTACCGACGCAAGGCGACAGAGATAGAATTTTATGAACCACCCAAAGCTAAAAAACTAACCGGCATTATTGCTAATGGTCAGTTGTGGCATATTGAATGGGATAAAGTAAAGAACTTCCGCACAGAAGATGGAATGGAACTCCCGAGCAATTGTTATAGGACAGCACCAGCAAAGCGCAAGCCAACAATGTTTGTGGCTCATTGGGATGTGTGTCTATCCTCTGCGTCCTGCTTCAAGGTCTTATCGAAACGAAAACTATCAGTTCATTTTTTGATTGATAATGACGGAACCATTTATCAAATAATGGACACCAACGATATTGCCTTTCACGCAGGAAGTCGTAAGGTTAATAATACCAGCATTGGCGTTGAAATCTCTAATGCCTATTATCCTAAATATCGCGAATCTTATATCACGCGAGGCTTTGGGATGCGCCCATTAGTAAAGGATGCCAAGGTCCACGGCAAGACGCTTGAGCCACACTTAGGATTCTATCCAGTTCAGATTGAAGCCTTCAAAGCTTTGGCGAAAACACTCAATAAAATTTATGATATTCCCCTTGTTGCGCCGATGGGGAATAATCAATTAGTAGAAACTATTTATAGTGACGCAAAGAACGCAAAGTTTAAAGGTGTGGTAAGCCATTATCACATTACAAAACGAAAGATTGATTGCGCGGGACTAAAATTGGATGAGGTATTAAAACAATGAAAAAGAAAAAGAACGAGATAATAAAGTCATTATCTTACAAGATGCTTACGGAAGCGGTAACGGAAGCGGTAAAGGAAGAAATGCCTGAATTTAATAAAAACGAGGGAGATATTGCTGAAGGGTTGTTTGCTATAGCGTTAGCACTTTATATTGCTTATGGCAAAATTGATGATAAATTTAAAGCAAAGTTTACTCAACTTCAAAAATCAGTTGATCCTTCCCAACGTTTCAGCAAACAAGTAGTCGCCATTAAGATGGGGGGCGACCCCGATCACTTCATTGTTAAACTTACCTTACGCTTGAAGTCTGTTAAAACTACCGGAATGTCTTTTGGTAAATGGATGCAAGAAGTACCGTCTATTTCTAAAAAAACAAATGCGATTTTTGCTCAACTTGCTGATAAAGAAGCTGTTAAAAAAATTATGAAAATGAGAGATGAGATACTCAACAACACCAAAAAAGAAGTTGTTGAGTTCCATGTGATTGCTGACGGGGTGGCCGGGGAAGGTTCTGGGGGAAAACTTAAAGGCGATGTTAAACTTACAATCAAAGCTTCTGAAGGAACAGAAGAAGAATTGAAAGACGCGGATCTTGATCCCGTTGAAGAAATTGATTGGTCTTTGAAATCGGATTCCAAAACTGTTTCCAATCGTGGAGTGTTAAAATCTTTGTCTGAAATTGCTGAAGCATGGAACTTTTCAGGATTTAAGGGCAAGATGAAGGGTTATCAAGGTGCTGTCAAGAAGCAAGGATTAAGTCCAAAGCTTGTCCGTCAAATGTTTCGTGACTTTGGAGATGAGTTAATGGCTACTGATGATAGCCCAGAGTTTACGAAAAAAGCATATCAGTTTATTAATCACAACACTTACGGGGAAGACAAGGTAGATATTATAGACGTAAAAGCTAATAAAGTTATTGAAATCACCAAAGACAGGCTTGATCAAATTCGGGATGATAAGGGTACGCTAACAGTTGAGGAAGGAACACAAGATAATGGTGATCCTATTTTTTATTTTTTGAACGTTCCTGAAGGTGAAAAATCGGATTATGATCGAGATCGCGTCTTTCAACTTCGTACAAAAATCCGCCCCGGAAAAGAATATAAAATGATGGTGGAATTAGGTTCTGCGGTGTTTGTTCCACCTTCGGAAAAAGAACCCGAGCAACAAAAAGAACACTTGACAACCACTCCCCTTTCATATAACATGCTCACTGAGATGATAGAAAATCTCATGAGCGAAGAATGAAGCAAGAAGTTTACGATAGATTTAAAGATTACAAAAAGAATCATTGTTGGCAATACGAGATCCGGCAACAAAACTTAATAAAAGATCTCCAAGAAGCCGAACTTACCCAGGAAGAATATAATAATTTAAGAATTGAAGACTTCGAGTTTTCTTATGTTGATAAGACCAACAAAGAACAGTGCGACGAAATTAAACAATTTATCGAACGACACGAATGGCTTGGCAAACTTCCAATCTGGCTAACGCATCGCTTCACAGCACGACTAAAAAAGAATGACGCATTAGCCGGGGTTATCATCATGGCAACCCCCAATTCATTTTCTAACATTTTGGGCGAAGAAAATAAAAATAAAGAAAAATTAATAAGCCGAGGAGCCTGTATCTCGTGGGCTCCCAAAAATCTGGCTTCTTGGCTCATAACCAAGTCCATTAAGTATATGGTAAAAAACACTGAATTTAGGGCATTTTCAGCCTATTCAGATCCCGAGGCAAAGGAACTAGGAACAATCTATCAAGCGTGTAATTTTATCTATTTAGGGCAGAAATTTGGTGCTGGAAGTCAATACCTTGACCCGGACAATCCCAAGCGTGGATGGTTTGGTAGCAGTGGCTTTGCTGACCGAAGTCAGATTGTGCGCTATGCAAAAAAATTAGGAATTGAATGGCAACCCGAGTGGTATAAAATGGTGGGCAAAAAGAAAAACTATCGCAAAGTAAATTGGAAAACAATCCCAGAAGACATTTCTAAACAATTAAAACAAGAACGTAAGGCACACCAGGAACGGTGCAGCAAACGGAAGTCGCCAACAAAACATAAATATATATATATTCTTGGGCGGACTAAGAAAGAAACAAAGAAATTGAAAAAACTATTTGACAAACACAATCCAGGGGTGCTAGAGTTAGCCTATCCTAGAGAGAGAGGAGAGTAAACCATGGACACCGAAAAACATTATATTCAAGATGCTTGTGAGAAGTTAGCCGTTTGGAAACTTACGGACTTTGCACAACATGATAAACTAGCCATTAACGAAGATGCACAACACAAGCTGCGCGAGTATAAAAAGTATTGTAGTGATAGGGGCTTGAGAACCACGAGCAGCGAGTTTAAAAAGTATTTGGATATTTACGACCTTCATATGCCTCAGTTTTATGAGGATCTTAAAGAGACTTATCCGCGTTGCAAATTTGATTTTATCGATGTGGAGGCGCAATATAGAAATGAAAAGAAAAAGGGGGACTTTGTGGTAAAGATTGAGGGAGATCAAGAAGATGAAAGATCTGTTTCCCTTAAAGCATACGCTGGTCAGGGTGGAATTGGAAAGCCCCAATTGTGCAGTGGTACATTTAATTCGTTCCCGATGAATTTTCTTTTCCAGGCGCATGGCGTGGGAACCTTTCTTACTCCATCGGGAGAAGTATTTCGGGGCTGTCCAGGACCAGCTCGTGATGAAGAAATTAAAAATCTTGGGATGCCCGAGCTACTTCCTTTTTTCTGGGCTCTCGACAAGATTCAAGAGAAGCTAAAGGCAAGGTATACTAGAGATCCCGAGTATGCGTGGTGGACCGATAAAATCTCTGAACAATGGCGGAATGATTGTGCGGTTTGGGGTAGTGAGGGCATCGACCACACGATAAAAATTCTTAATTGCTTCACTAACGCTCAAATTAAAAAGCGCATGATAGAGATGATTGGCTGTTTTGATGGTAGGGAGGAAATTTTGTTTATGGACAAGAAACGAATGGTCAATAGTTTTACAAGCTCGCCAATCCAAAAACTTCGCTCAGTCATTATGGATAAAGGAACCACCGTCAAGTATGAGCGCCACAAGAAAAGCCTGAAGTTTGACCTTGTAGATTCCTCGAAGAACGTGAGGTTGGGTGTATTAATTCCCTTTACTCTTAATCGAAATGGTGCCTACCACTTGCCAACCAACAACCAGGAAGGGAGGTATTCGAAAAAAGATAAGATGTATATAGAGTACCGCCAACGTCGTCCTACGAAAAGTAGAGAAATTTCAACTTCCACCAACACTTATGTTGATTTTGCCGCCGCAGGGATTCTTTAGAGCCTATGAAGACTTTCGATGTTATTGCTAGTAACCCTCCTTTTCAGGATCGGCAAAAACGAAATACCACCCCACATAAGGTGTGGATAGACTTTACTAAGAAAGCGATGGGCTCCTTAAACGAGGGGGGAAAATTACTGTGGATAACTCCCCAAAGCTGGTGCAGTCCCAGTAGCAAGATTCTAAAATACTTTAAGAAATATAAGGTTCATTATGTGGATCTTGACACCGGCACTTCTTTTCCCGATATTGGCTCAACGTTTAGTGATTATCTAATTGAAAATACACCAGATCGGTCTTTTTCTTCTACGGTTACAAAAAATTCAAGTTCCTTTGGAATATCTTTTGACGATGATACTTTTTACTTGCCAAATGACTTATGTCAAGAGGCTTATGAGATTCATAAAAAAGTAATATTTGAGCCGAGTGAAAAGTTGGATGTCAAGTATGACTACGTTACTTGTCACAACATTATATTGAAGAAGGGAAATTCTTTGAGCAAGCGGTTTATGTTACCGGACCACATTAATCCAGTTTTTCACACCAATAGGCAAGTGTGGTATTCCTCAAGGCGGCAATCATTCGCCGCGCAGCCCAAGGTAATGTGGACTCGAAGTGGGTATACTCACCCTTTTCTGGATCTGGGTATTCATGGTGGGACCGATATGTGTTATTATGTAACTGTGGAGAACGAGGAAGAAGGAAGGCACCTTTTGCACAACTTATCTTCTAATTTATTTAAATATATTTTTGCCACCGGCCGGTGGTCAGGGTTTGGAAATGAGAAGGTGTTCAAGTCTCTCCCCAACATACTGCGTGACGCATCCTATTCGCTTGAGGAGTTGTGTGGGCAATATGGATTGAGCAAGCACCACGTAGACTACATTAATAATTATTTTTCACCGCCCATCACAACTAAACAGAAGAAATCTAAAACTAAACAGAAGAAATCTAAAACCAAGACAAAAGAGCGAGTGGAGAATTTGGGAGAAGTTTTTACCCCGCCCGCTAAAATTAGACAAATGCTCGGAAAGCTACCAGAAAGTGATTGGGGAAAGAAAAAGAAGTTCTTAGAGCCTTGTTGCGGAAATGGTAATTTTTTGGTGGAAATTGTGAAGCACAAAATGAGCAAAGGCTCAACGCCCGAGGAAGCACTTCAAACAACATTTGGTGTGGATATTATGGACGATAACATTCATGAATCTCGCAAACGTTTGTTGTCAGTGACCGGAGCCAGTTACCAACAGCTAGTAGAAAAAAATATTACACAGGGGAATTTTTTAGAGATATAATGTCCTTCTAAGGAGAATCATGTCAAATGAAACACTATAAATCAGGAAGAAAACTAAACGAAGCCATAATGAATGGTGTGGATAAGTTAGCCGACGCGGTTGGCGCAACTCTTGGTCCTCGTGGCAGGAATGTAATATTAAAGAACCACAATCAACGACCCCTTATTACAAAGGATGGTGTGACGGTTGCGCGGTTTGTTGAATTCCAAGATCCCTTTGAGGATCTAGGGGCTCAAGTTATTAAGCAAGCCAGTGAAGTAACTAACTCCACCGCAGGGGATGGAACCACCACGGCAACAGTTTTGGCTAGGGCGATTCTTCAGAAAGCACAGACGCATTTGGTTACGGGTGCTTCTCCTATAGAATTGAAACGCGGAATTGATTTGGCTGTGGATGCGATTGTGACTGAACTAAGAGAGCACTCTCGTCCGGTTTCTACAAAAGAAGAAATTGAACAAGTAGCCACGATTTCTGCGAATGGTGATAAGGGAATTGGAAAACTGATTGCTAATGCAGTTGATCAAGTCGGTAAAGGTGGAGCAATAACAATCAAAGAAGCAAAGTCCAATGAAACTTCTTTAGAGTTGACCGAAGGTTTCCAATTTGATTCGGGGTTGTTGGCTAACGCATTCATAACTGATGAACGTCGCGGACTAATGAAGCACGAAGATTGTTTAATTTTGGTAACAGATAAAAATATTACAACCATTGATGATATCCTGCCGTCACTAGAGATCGCGGCACGAGATGGTCGAGCGTTTATTATTATTGCAGAAGACATTTCAGGTCAGGCTCTTGCTGCTATGATTATGAATTCCATGAAAGGATCTATGCGAGTAGCTGGAATCAAAGCACCGCGCTATGGCGAGGAGAGGAGAAATATATTAGCTGATTTAGCCATTTCAACGGGAGCAACTTTTATATCACGAGAAAGCGGACTTCATCTCAAGGACATCAAACTACCACACTTTGGCACTGCCCAAAGTATTGAGTCGGACAAGAGAGCGACCATTATTGTTGGGGGCAACCAAGACGACGAAGAAGTTGAGAAAAGAATTGAGTTATTAAAGGAGGAGATTGAAAAAGAATCTAGTCTTAATATATGTGAAAAGATACAAGAAAGAATAACGCGCCTTGCGTCAGCTATTGCTGTTATTAAGGTAGGTGGTATCACTGAAATAGAAATGATGGAAAAGAAACACAGAGTTGAAGATGCTCTGGAAGCAGTCCATTCAGCACAGCAAGAAGGCATCATGGCTGGTGGCTCCGCGCCTTTGTTGCGAGTAGCAAATAAGATCGAGGTGGAAGTTGAAACACACGAACAACAAATTGGAGTGGACATTATAAAGCAAGCAATTAAAGAACCATTCAGGAAAATGGTTTCCAATGCCGGGTTGTCTCCCGATATTTATTTAGAGAAGGTAGAAAATCATACGAACCCTGAATCTGGCTTGGATATTTCTACAGGGGAAATAGTAAATATGTTTACTTATGGTATTATTGATCCATTCAAGGTTACTCGATGCGCTCTCCAAAACGCAGCATCGGCGGCATCAACATTATTGACTACTGATGTGGGAATTGTGGAGCAAAAGCCATAACTGACCACTATTTAGAGTATGCCCGAGAAAAGCCCATCCCCCAGCGAAGTCAAAGTTTATGAATTATGCACCCGTATAACCTCACTTGAAGAAAAACTCTTATCTGCTATTGAAATTATTAATAATAGTCAAACAACGATGAGTGCCGATGTATCTAAAATTAAAGAAGCCGTTTATAATCCAGACAAAGGCCTTTATGCTCGCTTGCGTGTAGTTGAGGAAGAAAAGAAAAGAGGCGATAAAATTACATGGCTCATTCTTTCTGTGTTGGTTGGTTCCGTGGGCGCTTATATAATCAGTCTCCTTCAATAGTGGTTTATCCTACCACGAAAACCCTTATTAAACAAAGTTCTTGACTCATATATTTAACTATGGTAGTATTAAAACATAAGTTGGTAGGAGGCTTTATGACTGGAACAAATCAAATTTACGCTAGACAACGATTTTATGCAAACCCGCGAACCAATTCGGTTCACGATCATCATGCTCGCAAGGAAAAAAAGACCGATCCTAATTTGGGCACTCGCCTAGACAAGATTCTAAAAGAGAATCTAAATGCCTCAACTAAATCTTTTGTGACCTCTCTTAAAGAATGGCACGATAAAAATGGCTTCTTAACTGCGGGCCAACTTTCCTCATTTGAAAAGGTTGAGAGTCGATATTCTCCCGGCGAAAAAGAAAAACTCAAGGGGTGGACCGAAGAATACAACGCGAATTACCGCGAGGATGCAAAGTTGCTTGCTCGCTATTATCTTAACGCGGGCTATTGGACGAACATGGCTTCACACATTATTAATGACGAAGAATATATTCCACCGCGTCATAAATATATCAAAATGTCCACCAACAAATACGCCCAAAATGTAATGAGCAACGCTCGCGATCTGCCAAAGTTTGTAAAGGGCTCGATGGTCCAACTGCGATCTACTTTTGGTCGTGACTCCGCTTATTGTAGGTTGCGCGAATTTGCAAATCGTTTATGCTTTGTGATAAGCACCGAGGCGAATACCTTGTCCGCTGTTAAAGGGGGCAAAGGTTATATTATTTTGCCAATGGGACATAGCAACCCCATTAGCGTAGAGCAAAGACACTTAATGAAACCAAATAAAAAAGGAGCCTCCTGTTAAATGAAAGTAACAATAGCATATCAATGCGAACTCGAAGACATCCCCACAACGGTATATGAATTACTGGGGAACATAAAAGAAAATGATCTTCCTCATCTCGAAATAAACCTGAACGATGCGATCTTATCCATTAATGATGGGAACATTACAGAAACATTAGTGATGATGGATGAAACCAGAATTAGATTAGCCAAGATAGATCAAAAGCTATTAGACTACGCCTCAATTTTAGGTGGCTATGTGAAAGCCGACACCAATATTAAATTGGGAATAAAACCAGAAGAAGATTTTCATACTTCAGCCATTCCACAAGGGACGCAAGAAGTTTCACCCCAAGACATTTTAGCAGTAGAGGGAGCAGAAAACACAAATGATTAAATTAACTCAAGTTGTCCGAGCAAATCAAAATGATGAATTTTATTTGCGCGAAACATCCTTAAATCCAAATCACATTGTTTCAGTAAACCCCAGTGATCAATATATCATGTTGCTTCATCAAAACAAATTGCCCGAGGGCTTGAACCCCGATCATCAATTTGTAGAGATTTTCTTATCTCATGGTGGGTCTATGATTGCGGTTGGCACTCCACAAATTATTAATGAAAAAATCAAATTCGCCAAAAAATTACTTTTAGGGTGATTTTTTTACTTGACGCTAACCAAGCCGTGCTTTTAATATGCACAAGGAGGATGCAAGAATGACTGCATTGACATTTAGAGACAACAACAATTATGGACTAAACATTTTGGATGAAATGTTTAATGGGTGGAGCGAGATTTATAAATCCCCGCTGGTAAAACAATCACGGGATCGACACGCTCCGAACGTTCGCGAGAATAAAGAAGATTATGAAATATCTCTAGCGGCACCAGGATTGGAAAAGAAAGATTTTAACATCGCACTTGAAAATTCGGTATTAACTGTGAGTTACGATGTGGGTGACAAAAAAGATCACTACGCTTACGCAACTAAATATTCAAAAAGTTATGAACTTCCGAACGGTTGCGATGTTGAAAATATTTGCGCGTCTTATAAAAGTGGTGTCCTTGTGGTAACACTCCCAAAGAGTGAAGCCACCAAGCCACGACAAATTAAGATTAAGTAATCTACGCTCAACGATCATAGGTAGAGTAGAATCAGGGTGTCTTGCTTGCAAGATGCCCTTTTTTTATACCATTAAGGTTTGTTTTGATACTATTTATATAAGTGAGCGACGACAGCGATGAACTTGCGCTCTATATAAAAGTGCAGTGTTCGTTGTGTCTGGGTGGGGTAAGAAAAGGAATCTTTATGAATTGTCCATACTGTGATGTTGATAGAAAAACTTTTATAGAATCTCCTTTTACTAGTGTTAAGGAAATCTTGAGCCACACTTTGACTACCTCTCAAAAAAAAGAATTAATCCAATACCTCAAGAGTGATGGAAAATGATGACGGAGAACTTACCGATGAAGACTTGGAACAAGTAATCGGAGGATCAAAACAGGTGAAGATCTTAATTGAAAACTGGCGTAAATTCCTGAAGGAAGATGACAACACTCGTGAAGAATTTGCGAAAGCCTTGTGCAAGATGGGCGGATTTGATCGGAGGCGGAATCCTGTAGCCAACTTAGACAATCCTTATCCTGAAGTTATCAAAACCGGACGCGGAATTAAAAAAACATATAATAAATACGCTGATCGTGCTTTCTTGGACAGTCTCATAACAATTCACTGGACAGATAGAATGGGGAGTGCTAGACTGCTAAGGGGTTCCAGCAAAGACGAGTTAAGTTGTGCGGCATACTTGCCGGGAGAGGTAACAGCCTCGACCTGGGGAGATTATGGATTTGTAGTAGATGGTCATATCACTTTGTTGGCTAATGACATGAATGATGTTATGAGTGGTGCAGGGGTGGATTATACTTTAGCTAATCCAGAGAGAACTAAGTCTTCAGGCGCAAACAAGGGTGTAGGAATTTCTTATCGGTGCGTGGATTATGTGGATAGAATTTTTGTTTTTGATGAAGAAGATTGGAAGCCTCGTATTGTGAAGGAGAGCAATTGGAATGAAGCGTTTGTGGATAACTGGAAAATAACTGCCATCATCGCTCCTGAAATATCCCACAACTACCTTCAGAAAATTGTTCATAGAAAAATGAACAGACCTGATGTAAAAATTATTTCACCAGAACAAATAGGAGAACTATGAAACTCTTATTTGAAAACTGGCGCGGGTATATCAACGAGAAATTAATGCTCAAGCCTGGTGAGAACGGATGGGATCTCTATCGTCAATTAGTTGGTCAGGCATATATAGATGCCCCGATGGAACAACCAGGAGCCAAGGCCAGTTATGAGGCACTAGGAGAGTGGGTCAATAAGTTCTTTGAAAGAGTGGTTGGCGTTGTTGATGTTGAGTTTGTTGATTACCATCCCTATAAGTCTTCTAAACAAATGATTAAGCAAGTGCAAGAAGAAGGAGTATTGTTAATTTCTACGGCTGACGCAGAACATCCAATTTTTGACGCCGAAACAAATGCTAAATTTAGAACTGTTCACGACTTTGGCGGACACGTCCAAAGGAAAGTTCCTTTTTCCTATGGTGGGGAAATAAAAGCATACAATGCTCATGTCAAAATGGTTCCTCCGGTGGCTGTCCCGGCATTGTTTAGCGAAATTGTAGGACAGATTTCTTGCTTCTATCTTAATAACAAAACGAATTGCCCACAGAAAATGGTTATCCTGGATCAGTTTGATTTTATCAACATAGGCGAAGTCCAAGGATACACGATTGTAAACAAGGAGTTGGTAAAAGATGAAACTATTGATTGAAAGTTGGCGCAACTATCTTAAAGAGATTGGTGACGCAAGCGCAGAACCTTTTGACTGGGAACTTGGCTCTAATGACGAAGACGAAGTAGAATATAATTTTGTGTCGTCTGATGATCCAAACGGCGAAGATGGAAGTGACTATCAAGTATTTTTCAAAACAGGCACAACTTGGGAAGATAGCGAATATGTTAAACGAGAAGTACCCATATGGAGCTTGGACTTTGAAGCTAATCGTTCTATGAAGCAGACAGGGGAAGGGCACCCTTTGCGGATTATGTCTACCATCGTTGCTATTGTTAATGATTTTATTTCAAATCCTGAATTGAATCGGGGGATTTTGCGTTTTGTATTTGAAGGGATTGATAAAGGCGGGGAAACTGGCAGCAAAGGTCAAACTGCCCGCACTAAAATGTATTTGCGCTTCTTAAAAAAGAATCTTCCTGCTAATTTTGAGTTTCGTATCGCGGGTGACAATATAATATTTTTTGGTGCCAAGAAAGAAACCGAGGAAGAAGAAGAACTAGACGAAAACGATTATCCCATAACCTCCCAGCGAGCAAACAAAGAAATAAATCAAGTCATCACTCCAACCAAAAAGAAAAACGCACAAACAAAACTCCCAGGCTGGAAGCAACTCAAGTCTAACTATAAAGGTTCGGCACCCCCCGGTGCAGGGGGAAGTTAGTTTTGACCACAAAAAAGAAACACGCGGAGGCATTAGAAGAACTAAAGCCTAGCCCTCCTTCATCATTGGCACCAAGAGGTATTCGAACTTTCACAGTTTATCGTGATGAGGATCAAACTGGTGTTTCCGGCGCGGGTGTTGTCATTGAGGGCGCTAAATTGGCGAGTGGACAAGCTATCATTCATTGGCTCTATCCACCACCACGCGGAGGAATTGCGATCTTTGATTCAATGGACGATTTTATTAAGGTTCATATTAATCCTCACCCTTCCAACAAAACAATTATAACTTATGAAGACGGAGAGCAGGAGACATTTTAATGAAACTCTTATTTGAAAACTGGCGGAAAGTGCTAAAAGAAGCCAAGTTTGAAGGCGAAGCAACAACGATGGTAAGAAATATCGTGAATAAGATTAAAGATCACTTGAGCGCCAACAAAGGGGAGCCCCGCATTAAACCCCGTTTTGGGTCCATAAAACATCCACTTGAGAGCGTTGCATATGATAACAAATACTTTGGTGGCCTTCCAAAATCTCTAGAGGAGGAGGGTATCAAGAAAATAACTTTTCAATTACGAGTTGAACCTTCCGCTGCTTTTGGAGAAGGCAAAAAGTTTAGTGTCAGTGGGCAGACGATGACTTCTGATGGTGATTCTGATGGTGAAATGGTGCGTGATCGTATCGTAGCCGTCAAGGTGTCTCTTTCAGATGAGTTTAGAATAGGTGACATGTCCGAACTCATAGAAAAGATGAAAGATACCACGGTTCACGAACTTACACACGGTGGACAATCTATCGACGTATTAAAAAAAGCCGGAAAACAACAAAAGAAAGCGTTTCAAGGTGGATTAGCCTCCATTGATGCTCTTGGTCTTTATTACCTTGATCCGTCTGAAATTGAAGCATACGCTCGTGGAACTTACAAGCGAGCGAAAATGTCTAAAGTTCCTTTCTCAGCGAAGTTAGACGATTCTATTGGAGAATTTATTAATTTTTATGCCCATCCCAAAGAACTCGCCAAGGATGAAATTCAATATACCAAAGATGAAGTAATAGATTTCTTCACAAACGATTACCGTCAATCTATTATTGGTTACGCTAAAAAGAACTTACCTGCTGCTGTAATCAAAGAGGTAGAGCAAGAGACATTTTAAGAAACTATTTAGTATATGGTAGATAAGTTTTCATTAGAACAACTTCTTAGTGCGGAGATTCAAAATGAAAAAGACCGAGGGAAAACGATGAAGTTATTATTTGAAGGTTGGCGAAAATATTTAGACGAAAAGGTGTTTGCTGATTATAGCGACGGCAAAAAGAATAAGTGGGTTGATCTCCCCACCGACGAACTAGAAAACGATCCAGACAATATTGATATCACCGATGAAATCTATGATATGATTGAAAAATCTTACGCAAAGATTGGTGGAAATGTTGATATTCGATCTGCGAGCGATATGCCTTCGGATTATGATAAGTGGACGGCAGTTGATGTTGATGCAGACCCCGAGCCCGATGCAGTGAGAGGTGCAAAAACAAAACCAGCAGGAATTAAAATGACTGTTGGTGCCTCCGATGGTGGATCAGAAGGAATAAGAGCATACAAAGAAAAGACTGCTGAATTATTAAATACAGAAGGAAACTACGGTGAGTTGTCGGATGCGATTGCTCACGTAATGATCAAGTATCATAATGTTCCATTCGTTGATAACGAAGAAGACGTGCGAAAAGTTTTAGGAAAAGAAATAGAATGGATCGGACCACACCCCGATGGAAAATATCCGAATCATACCGGCTGGTATTGTCGCACTCTTGGTAAATGTGAAACGAAACATATGAAGATTTTATTAGGCCGACCCAAAGGAGTGAATGTGGTTCAGCCATGAGACTTTTGTTTGAAAACTGGCGCAATTATTTGACCGAAGATGATACGCCCACCCGTAGCGGCTATAAGATTGTTGCTTATGAGGATGATAAACTTTTCAGTCTTCAAAACCCAGATTTGGAATATCGCGCTGAAATTGGAACGATAGAGTCACCAGCCAATGGAATGTTTCTGGGTACAACAAAAGACTTTGTTCTTGATTATTATGCCGGAATGACCGATAAGCAGGATGCACTTTTAGTTTACACCTACAATCCATCCGACGTGATAAGCGGCAACCCCAACGAAGATGGAGAAATCAAAGTTACTCAAGCCCAGTTAGATTCCATAGAGGTACAGTCGTGAAGATCCTATTCGAAAACTGGCGCAAGCATCTCCGAGAAGAAGATGAAATTGTCACCGCTTACCACGGAAGTTCTGTGCCCATTAGAGATTTTGACAAACAGTTTTCAGCTCAAGGAGTTTTTTGGTTCAACGAAGACAGGGATAAAATCTTGCGTGGCGAGAGTGGGGCCGTATCAACAAAGTGGTTGATGACTGCGGAACTAAAGCCGGGAAAAGTAGCAGGATGGGATGAATATGATAAATACTCTCTTGGTGAATTAGATGGGCTTGGTTTCGATAGTGTTAGACTTGACGACAACTGGATTATCTTGGAGCCCGAAAACATTAAGGTGATTAAAAAAGAGTTGATAAAAAAGAAATGAAACTCTTGATGGAAAACTGGCGCGAGTATCTTGAAGAACTCGAAAATGTTTCGGATGTATCTATGCCGAAGAAGTTTTATATCTCCATCTATTTTGATGACGATTACCGACCGGATATTATGAAAGATTTGGGAGATAATAAAGTCATCAAGACACCCGGAGCTTCTAGCTCAGACATCGTTGGCTTTGCTGATAATCCCTCCAATTTTATGCAAATGCACGGCAACATTAGAGACGCAACCATTGTAATGGACGGCAAAGATTTTGCCGAGATAAACGATTCTATTGTAAAAATAGAATATGATAATCCTGATTTCCTAGCGCAAGACGGACTAAAAGCATTTTATCGCTTGACGGAAAAGAATCAAGGCGACGAACAACACGCAGAGCGCGTAATCGGAAATATTTTTGATTCTGCTGACATCGGCGAGACGATGTGGCAAGTCACACGCGAGAAGGTGGATAACCAAGCCATGGTCACGATGCAAAACTTTCTTAGGGAGTGGGATGTAAAAACTCCTATCGCCCAAGAATTGTATGCCAACCTAGATCGCATAAATAGTCTGCAAGACCTGGTTGATTTGTTATTTCCGGCTCTCCAAGACCAACTTAAGAAAGCCGATTCGTGGAAGCAAGACGAGTTAGGTAAATATATCTCCAAAGGTTTTATGCGGCTCATCCTTTATACAGGGATAGTCAACGCAGCGAAAATGTTTAAGGCGGAAAACGAATGGGTCGTGGACACCAACGTTATGAACGTTCCACATTCGTCTGCTCTTTATATTGGTGGACCCGCCGTAAAGACCAAAAAGATATTTAACAAAATGAAGCACGGCGACCTCACACCAGCCGAAAAGCGCGAACTTAGATACGAAATCGGTAAGATGGATAAGATTATGGCAGCTATTGAAAAATATGATCTCCAAAAGAAATATAAAAAAGTAATTATAACAGACATGGGAACTTTTAATGCTGCCAGAAACAAATGGCAAAAAAGAAAAAGGGAAATGAAAAACGCAGCGGTATAATTATGAAGAACCTATTTGAAAACTGGCGCAAGTTTACCGAAAACATCGATGTGGATGTTGAAGTCGGCGATGTTATTCTTGGCGGCAAGTATAAAAACAAACGCATGACTGTTAAAGAAATCGGCAAGGATGAACTCGGTCAACCTACAGTCAACGGAAAACCTATACTAAAATTTAGAATAGAAAAACACTTACCAGATAATAAAAAGAGCAAGAAGACTTTGGACGCAGAAAAAGAAAAACTTGACGAACAGGGAAGCGGATTACCACCGGGCATGGAAGGATTTGGTTTTGATGTTGAGGATGAGGAAAGCGATCCCGATGGTGATGCTTTAGCAGCATTAGATCAAGGTGATGAATTTATTATTGGACGGAGCAAGCAAGTTTATAGAGTGATCAACAAAGCCAAAAATGCGCTCATCAAACACGTAATCAAGATAGGAACTAAAAGGCGAAATTCATATATGGTGAAGCGGGTGAACCCAGAAGGTTATGTTGTCGCGCCATTCAAAGTTATTAAAGCAGATGGCACATCCGAAAAGAAACCCGCAGCACCAGCGGGACTAATTACAAAGGTGGGTCACACGGAGGTAAGAGACAGGTGAAAATTTTATTTGAAAGTTGGCGGAAGTATTTAAAGGAAGCTTATTACGGAGGTATACCGGATGAACCAGACACACCCGCAGGATACGGAGGTGCTATGGACAAGGCGAAGGTCCAACGACAGCTTGCCGATGAGATTGATGATTTAGTTAAACAGGGAAGCTTAAATCCCGAAGACTTATCTATTGAAACCGTAAGGGCAAACCAAGAAATCCCTTGGGATAAATTTCAAGCCATCGACGACGAAGTTTTAGGAGACATTATTCGGGACTATAAGAGAAAGAGGAGATTTTATCGTTGATATTATGAAACTTTTAATGGAACAATGGCGAGGTTATATTAACGAAGCCGAAGAAGAAGAAGCGTTTGATCGCTTTTTAGAAAAGACTTTTGGAAAGATCGCTGGACTTTTTGGCGATGATGTGGGTGATACTACGGAGGAGATCGCGCAAGAAATAGAAGCAGAACAACAGCTTGATGAAGGCGTCTTGTTTGCGCTTGGTGTTACTCTTGCTGCCCCCGCGATTGTGAAACTTTTCACAGGTATTGCGAAAGTATTTGGGAACGCCGTGAAAGGTTGGACAGGAAAAGATCTAGGCATTGAAAAAGTAGCAGAAAAGATTAATCATTATGCAGATAAGTTTCATCACCTATTTCACAAGCCTATTAGGTTTTTTGTCGAGAAGGTTTTGAGAATTAAAGATGAAACCAAAGCAAAACAAGCTACTGATTTATTGTTTCACCTCTTGATCGCTTTTCTAATGATATATTCAGGAGTCGGTGCTGCATCAGCCGCAAAGTCAGGCGACACCGCTTTCGCGGGTTTTGAATCGCTCCTTGCAGCAGTGAAGGCTGGTGAAGTGAAAGCTTATTTAGCTGCCACATTTTGGCCAAGCCTAAAGGATATGCTCGCCGCACCAAAATAATTTATGAAACTCTTATTTGAAAACTGGCGCAACTATCTTAACGAAGAAGAAGGTATGGGCTGTCCTATTCGCGGCGGGATTTATGGCGGAATACCTTCGGGTGGTGCTTTTCTTGCCACGACCGAATATGAAGTGGCGGCATCAAACATAGCAGAAGCAGCACATTGTATTTTGGGATCGCTTGGAAAACGCATTGGCTCCTTGGCAGGAGACATGGACAAGACCGAATGGGAAGGAATGGTTTATGGGGAAACTGAACACCTAACAGAAGAAATCGGAATCATCATGAAAGCACTCAAAGAATACCAACGCGAGGTTTATACACGGCAAATCAATGACATCGAACAATACAAGCCTCAGTTCCAAGACCGAATTAGAGAAGCAAATGAAAAAATGGTTGCCGACATACGAGAGAAAGCACCAAAACTTATTGAAAACGCACAGGATAAACTAGCACGATTAGATAAGGTTGAGGCAACCGAACCAGATTTTCCACCACAAGTAATGGCAGTTGGCAGATTAACTTATCAATTATTAATTTCTTTATCTGAGAGTTTATTAAAAAGTGTTGAGAACTGGGAAGAAACAAAACAAGTCCCACCAGAATTAAATGCTTACAGAAATAAAGACTTACAAACATTAGGAAACCGCTTGAACGGGGCAATAAAGACAATGATACAGGAGATGGGTCGGTGAAACTCTTATTTGAAAACTGGCGCAACTATCTTAACGAAGGAATGAAACAACCCACCGATTTACCTGATGGCGTTCAAGTAAGAATCGAAGACAAAGGTGGCGGTGATATTGTTTTTATGTTTGTAGATGAAGAAACTGGCGAAGACGTTCGTAAAGATATGGACAAGATGCGGGACAAATGGGGATGGTTTTACGGTTTTGTGTATATTCGTCCTTATGGAAAAGACAACAAAGGCTTTGATTGTATGGGTGCATTTGAAGTTTCTTCAACCGGCGCAAGTTCTGGTTGGGGTCCGATGTTATATGATGTAGCGATGGAGTACGCAACCAAAAATGGGGGTGGTCTAGTATCGGATCGCCACGGGGTAAGCGAAGATGCTTATGCGGTTTGGAAAAGATATATGGACCAACGCGATGATGTTGAGAAAGTTCAGCTTGACGATTTGGAAAATAGTTTAACACCCGAGGATGAAGACAACTGCACTCAATTATCTTCTATCAAGTGGGCTGAGAAAGGTGGCGGCGAGTGGAATCACAAACCTACCTCTATGCTATACCGCAAGAACAATTCAGAAATGACTGATAAACTAAAACAACAAGGAAAACTATACATATGAAAATTACAAAACAAAAACTAAAACAAATTATTAAAGAGGAACTTGAGGAAATCTCTCGGACTCCTCAAACACAGTATGGCGAGCCATCGGGAAGTGGTTCACGACAAGCAGTCGGTACAGTGAAAGCTTTTATCCTTGATAAGTTTCAGGATTTATTTGAAGCTTGGCAACCACAAACACCTGAAGGGGAACAATACCAGACAGAGTTGGGCGCATTGATTCAAGAAATCGAATTGATCAAACAGCTTGATGATAAAAGATATTTTAGCGAATCTCAACTTGAAGAATGAGTGGCTTTCGATAGTAACCCCGTGCGGGTTAGAATAAAATCTAAAAAATAAAACACTTGACTTCTTTTTATGAGATAGGCTATAATTATAAAGATGGCTTATACAAAAGAAGTAATAGAACATTTTGAGAACCCACAAAATGTGGGCACCTTAGATAAAGATGCCCCTGATGTTGGAACCGGCTTGGTTGGTGCCCCCTCGTGTGGCGATGTAATGCGCCTTCAAATTAAAGTAAATGACCAAGGGATAATCGAAGATGCTAAGTTTAAAACTTTTGGGTGTGGCTCTGCTATTGCTAGTTCCTCTCTTATTACTATGTGGGTCAAATCCAAAACGGTCGAAGAAGCAGAAAAGATCACGAATAAAGAAATCGTCGAAGAACTATCGCTCCCCCCAGTAAAAGTCCACTGCTCTGTTCTCGCCGAAGATGCGATCAAAGCGGCTATTGCAGATTGGAGATATAAATGCAAACCCAAGAAATAGAATTTACAGAATTTGACGATGATGAGGAGTTGCCGCTATCTTTTACTAATGAAGCGATTCAGGCGGCTAAAGAGGCTATTGTGTCTGAGCCCTTAGAGCCAGGAGAAAACTTGCGTGTTATGGTGCGCGGCGGGGGATGCGCTGGACTTTCTTACGTTCTAGACTTTACTGGATCAAAAGAAAATGATTTTATTATGAATTTTGATGGACTTGTTGTCTATCTAGACCCCATGTCTGCGATGCACCTTGAGGGAACTACCATAGATTATGTAACCAGTTTGATGGGAATGGGCTTTAAGTTTATCAATCCTAATGCTACTAAAACCTGTGGATGCGGTTCAAGTTTCGGGTAAGCAGATAAAAATACTTTATCCTTTTCCTTTTATATGATATAAGTATAGTGTGGGGATTAAGTTTTCCTATTACAAAGTTTTTCTATTTTCCATCGCGGTAGCGACCATTCTTCAAGGGTGCTCGTCTTGCGATGACGGCAGTGGTATAGCCAAAGTTTGCCATCTCAACCGACCCTGCGGTATCACCAACAACGGCACAGTCATTTTAGCCGACAACCTCAAAGATCATGATATTTATAAAACAGGCGTTTGCCAATTTGGAACAATTGAGTGTGACGACGAAGGCGTGGAAACTTGTGCGGGCTTTGTTTCTCCCGCTGAAGAAATCTGCGACGATTTAGATAATGATTGTGATGGAGAGGTTGATGAAGGATTTGATTTTGACAACGATGGCTATACTTCCTGCGGTGGCGATTGTGACGATTTACGAAAATCAGTAAATCCAACAGCAACAGAAGTTTGCGATGGGCGTGACAATGATTGTAACGATGAGATCGACGAAGCCCTCGCGCCTTTAAGTTGTTGGCGAGGTCCGACGCTGGCTGTATTCGGTGGAGATTCAATATGCCAACAAGGGCAGCAATTTTGTATTGATGGTAGTTGGGGCCCGTGCAATAATCAAACACTTCCCACTGCGGAAACATGTAACGAAATTGACGATGACTGTAACGGGACAGTTGATGATATAAGGCGAACAACTTGCGGACCATCTCAAGCAGTAGGAATTTGTGCATTTGGAAGAGTGCTGTGTGATAGCGGAGAATCAAAATGTATTGATGCGATCTATCCCGAAGCCGAAACCTGCGATGGTGCGGACAACGACTGTGATGGCGCAGTGGATGAAGGGTTGATACGCAGATGTGCTAGTGCCTGTGGCTCCGGCGTTGAGGAATGTTCAAGTGGTGCGTGGGTAAATTGCGATGCAGTCCAGCCCACGGCAGAACTTTGTGATATGATTGATAATGATTGCGATGGTGTAGTTGACGAGGGGTGCAGTTGTGTGCTTGGTCAAGCTCGCACATGTAATCAAAATATACTTGATCCTGTTACAAATACGCCTGTTAATTGTGGTGTTGGAGTTGAGTTGTGCGATGAGTATGGTGCATGGGGTCCATGCTATTTCTATAACATAACACCAGAAACATGCAACAACTGGGATGATGATTGTGATGGTACTATAGACGGAATGGGAATGACCTGTGGAAATACTGCGACTGCTGGAATTGGCGAATGTCGCGTTGGAACTAGTTCTTGCACACTAGGCGTGTGGTCTGATTGTATTGGCGCTGTATCTCCACAACTCGAAATTTGTGATCATTTGGATAATGATTGCGATGGGGCAATCGACGAAGATTTAAATCCTCACGCCAAAGTTGATATGGTTTTTGTGATAGACATTTCTGGTTCAATGTGCCCGTTTATCGCAGCACTAACACAAGGAATAACACAATACATTTCACAGTTTCAAAACACTGAGCACAGATTTGCTCTTGTTTCATTTCCCGGCCAGTACCAAACCAATTCATCAGCACGTTATGAATTGCGCTCGCAACCTTCACTGGTGGATGTTGCATCCTTTCGAGCAGCACTATTGAATATGTCATGTAATGGTGGAGGTAATGAGCCAAGTTGGGATGTAATGGATTCTTTAACAGACCCTAGCGATCCTGTTGGAATTAGCTGGCGCACTGATGCCTATCCTTATATTATTATGATCACCGACGAACCCGCACAAACATGGGGGTCCACAACAGAAGCTCACGTTCAAGCCCAAGCATTAAATTGTAGTGTTGGTGAGTGTTCTCCTGGTGACATGTACGAAACCTATATAATAACAAATAATAATTATTTTCAAATGTGGAATGACATTGTTAATAATGAAGTTGATAGATTAATTAACATTTATCCGCCTGATCCAGTGCGATATACTGAATTATTAAGGAATATCTTCCAAAACATTTGTATTTAGTTGTTGACAGGATAAGTAATATACCTGTAATATAATAAACAACACTTAAAGGAGTGATAGAGAAAATGTGTTTAATATGTGTCGAATTTAAAAAAGAGACTTTAACCGTGACCGAGGGTTGGCGGAACTTGCGAGAAATGAAAGAGGGAATGACTGACGAGCATTATGACGAAGTTGTATCAATGCTTGTTGAAGGCTATGAAGCCGAGCTAGATGAACTCTTATCCGATGACGATGGAGAAGACTTAGAGGGATTGTTGAATAGAATGGATCAGGAGGGGCAAATTGTTTTTGAATGGGATTTAAGGCTAGGCGAAGATTCTGAGGAACGCGACACTTATGATACAGATAACCCGTGGTATATCCCCGGATTCGAGGATTAAATGATTTCCACTGTCGCGCTTATGGGCGCAATAATGATGACTAATCCACAGCCATCAGATCCACTCCGGTTTAGAAGGAGTTTGGCACGAATGAAAAATGCCAAAGAGATCATCAAGTATGCGGTGGAAAACGGGGAAGATCCATATCAGCTTTTAGCAATTGCTATTACTGAATCAGGATTAAATGAAAAAGCCTTCTCGCGGACTAAGGATTCTGGTTTGATGCAGGTGAATTGCCGTTGGTGGTGGAAGAACCTCAAGTTTAAAAACATCAAGAAGTGTCGTGCAACCATGATGGACAGCCGCGCAAATATCCATGCTGGTGTCCATATCTTGAGATACTTTAAGAAGAACTTCAAACAATGTAAGGGTGATAAGGTTTATCGATGTTATAACGGTGGTCAACGTTGGCGCAATTCTAAAAACATTGATAAGATTATTTATTATTCAGGAAAAGTAAGGTGGCGCAAAAACATTCTCGAAAAACATTATAGTGGGCTGGTGAACTTCACTATGTTATTATTATGAAAGTCTATGATCTAGAAGAATATCGTCAGCGCAAAAAGCTGAGAGACAAGCTATCAGAATTGGAACAAATGGAGGATCAAGTCTATCTAAGTTATGATGAAGAAGAACAGATTGGTTTTGAAAGATTCAAGAGATTGATTGAGATTTTAGCATTGAATAATGAGGAGAGCGATTTTGGCGAAGAAGAATAATCCAGAAGTAAAACGAGGTCGAGGACGACCCCGAAAACCACGACCATCTAAAATAATTTGGAATCTTCCTGAAGGCGTTCGGTTTGTTGCTCGCAATAGAAATCATTCGCAAGCCCTAACACACCGATGGGTGGCGTATAAAAATAATCAAGTGGTTGGTTATTATAAAACATCAAAAGAAGCGGAAAACGCACTTAATAAATAATGACAAAGATCTATATTGCTTTAGGGATCACCGTGGTGATCCTTATAATAGAATTTATCATCATTTTTCGCGACCTACCCAAACACCTAGGGTTAACACAGAAAAATAAAAAAAAGAACTTTACCAAGGGTTAACGATAATAGTCACCCTCTTTCTGGTGCTTATATTATATATGTAAGGCGAGAGTGATTAACAATACCACACAACCTAGAGCGCAAACCCCAATTTTTGTAGGGTTTACACGAAAATCGACATTAGACTGCATTTATTTAATTGACAGGTTACATACAACGGGTGTAAACTTGTTATGTAAGGTTAAGGAGAAACTAAACAATGGGAAGAAAACACTGTTCATATTGCTACGGTCGCGGACATACGCGACCCACTTGCCCCGAGATTCGAAGGGAGATTCAGAAGAATCCTAACGGATATCAAGCTCAAGTGGCTGAAAGAAAAGCCAAAGAAAAGGCCCGACGCGGACCCACAGTCCGCCGATGTTCTTATTGTAAGGAAACAGGTCACAACAAGAAAACTTGTACGACCCTTAAATTTGATCGTGTAGAGTACCGAGTCAAAAACAAGAAATTTGCTAAGGCATTTATTGAGGGTTGCAAAGAATTCGGGCTTTATCCGGGCGCGTTGCTTGAGCTTATCCTTCCTGAAGAAATTTATGGAGATCGGGGGCTAGACTATCGCCAAAGCCAGCTAGAACGGCAAAGACAGGCTTTTGGCAACCTTGCGATGGTCATTGGTTTTGCCGAGCGGAACCTTAATAGTAACTTGGCTAATTCCGATAAATACTTGGGGCGAAACCAAGCTTGTTTGCGGGTACGCTTTCCAAATGGCAAAAAAACCCATTTGAGTCTTCCGCGTGAGTTTCAGCATGTTGCCCCTAACTCTGACGAGTGTAAAAACGGATTTTGGAAAATGGGGTGTCCGGTGGATGCGTCAAAGATCGAAAGTGTCTTTTCGGCTGAATGGAAATCTGGCGATTTGTCGGTCAATCGTCAATTAGGGCTAGAGGGCTAAGGGTTTACACGAAAATCGACATCAAGATGAATTATTTAATTGACAAGTCACACACAACCATGAGAAGATAGGTTGTAAGGTTAAGGAGACAATACACATGGCTACACAAGGAATCAGTTTTTCACAATTCGCGCAGGTTGCGCCACATATCTTGCGGACACGCAAACCAATTATGGGACATGGAGCCCATGGTATCGGCAAGTCCGCTATTGTTTATCAATTAGCGGACAAACTCGCTAGCATTCTCGGTCTTGAAGATCCGAAATATGTTTATCCAGTCATCGAACGTCGAGCCAGTCAAATGGCGGATACCGGTGATGTTATCGGTGTTCCAGAGCCTCAAGACTCTGACTATGGTCGCATAACTACTTTTGCGCCAATGGGTTGGTTCGCTCGTGCTTGCAACGAACCTTGCATTATGTTTTTTGATGAAGTTGATCGCGCTAATAATGATGTGCGTCAATCTCTAATGGAATTGACCGACAGTCGTAAAATCGCCGGTCATACGCTTCACCCTGATACCGTCATTGTTGCGATGGTCAACGGTGGTAGTCACGATGAAAACAATGCCTATCAAGTCTCTGAGCTTGATCCGGCTGAACATGATCGTTGGTGGCATGTCAATCTTGAGCCTACGGTTAGTGATTGGCTAGATTGGGGTCAAGGTCGCTTGACTGATATGGTCTGGAATTTCATTAACGATAATAAAGATCACCTAGAACATAAGGGCGAAATTGACCCTAATAAAGTTTATCCTTCTCGTCGTTCTTGGCATCACTTTGATAAGTGTATTCAAGATTCTGATCAAGCGGGTGTGAATTTGCTTGAGTGTGAAGATGGAAAACTTCCGATGACTCTTTATTTCATTGGTGAGGGTTTCATTGGCCAAGAAGCGTCAATTGCTTTCAAGGATTATGTTGAAAAGTATGAGACTCAAGTTAGCGTCAAGGATGTTTTGGCGGGTAAGAAACAAAACTTGATTAAGAAATTTCAAGTCAATGATTCTAACGCTATGATTGACAAACTCGCTGCAAGTGAGGAATTAAAAAACGGTCTTTCGACTGAACAAATTACTCACCTTGCCAAATTTATTTATTCCATTCAGGCTGAACTTGCTATGAAGGCATGGGAGAAACTAACTAACGTTAGTCCTGAAGTGGTCAAACAACTTTGGTCAACGGATGTCACCGAAAACTTAAACTTTGGTGGCTATATTGCCCAAATTGTCGGAGATACTGCCGACGACTCCTAACCAAGTAAGCGAACCCCCAAGTTTTAGCCGCTTGGGGGTTCGCTTGTTTTTCAAGGCTAATAAAGGAACGCAAATGAATCTAGTAGAAATTAAAAATGCTGATAAG